ACCCTTCGCTGACGCTGCTGCGTTAGAAACTTACCTGACTGACATTGGCGGGGGATCGTGGACAGACATCGACGGTGTGGCGGTTGACCTAGCGGCAATGGCCGCGTGGATGTTCGCTCAGTCATAACTCGGCTAACCGTCCCACTGGTTCAAGTTGATATGTTCAATTGGCTTGGAGTTCACTGCATCAACTTTGGGTTAGGAACGGTTTGTGTGGCCCCTATGGGATAAGATTCGGCTATGGGGATGAAGGTCGCTGTCTATACGATTGCTAAGGATGAGGCGGCTCATGTTGAGCGGTGGGCACAATTGTTTATTGCATCAATGGAAGACGAGACCGCTCCATATGCCCCAGTCATTGGATTATTTGATAGGCAGATTAAAGATGACAAACCAATGACAATAGTCGGTAACGGAGAGCAAAGAAGGTCTTTTGCGCACATAGACGATGTAATAGAGGCAAATATATCCGCAATGAACGCAGATATTGATGCAGAGTTTTTAGGAACAGTGTTCAATATAGGCTATGAAAAAAACTATTCAATAAATGAAATAGCAGGATTATTTGACGGGAAAAAGATAAGCATCCCGCCCCGACCAGGAGAGTCTAAAGAAACTTTTCCAGATATATCTAAAGCAAAGGGTATTTTGGGGTGGCATCCCAAGCATTCACTAGAAGAGTATATAAAATCATCTAACATATCAGTAGAATGGTGATGATATAATAAAGGAAGGCATTTTTTTTCAAGGAGGAGAGTCCAATTAGTTTTCCAGCGACTTACGCAATAAATTATTACCAGGGAGATACTTACGATTTTATTATTAGACCAAAAACTTCCTTGGGGGACATCTTCCCTGTTTCTGCCGCCATCTATGATGCATATTTAAGAATAGACGACCAAAGAGGCGGGGCAAACGGAACGGCAATATCTCAAATAAATGTTCCCATATCTGACAACGCTCTTCTCTGTACGATACCTCCTTCGGAAGGAAATAAACTCGCAGCGGGAACAACGTACTATTATGATGTATCTATAGAAAACAAAGAAGACCCAAACATTATTTACACACTTCTAACTGGGACAATTCAGGTAACTGCTGACATTGCGTCGGGAGCATAAATGACCGAAGTTGGTGTATTGCTCAGCACAGATGACCTGCTTGTCTTGGGGCCACCCAATAACATTGATCTTGCCGTTTCAATAGGTCAGCAAGGGGTGAGGGGGGCAAAGTTTTTTGCAGGCCCAGGAAACCCTAATGATTCTAGTATTTCTCAAGACTTGTTCGGATCAACAGTAGTTCCCGTAGAAGGCGATATCTTTATTAACTACTCGTCTGGATCACAATATGGATGGTTGTATATATATAATCCAAAAGGAACAGCGATAGATGATTGGGATGAGGTTGTAAGATTACAGCCACCAACATATGCAAAAAGAGTGGAGTCGATCTTCTCTGCTGGATCAGCAACAGTGTCTATTCCAGTTTCTAGCATCCTCCCCGCTGGAGTTTCTGAGTCCAATACAGAAAACTATATAGTCAATGTTTCTGCAAATAGTTCATCTCCAATATCCATGTCTGTTTCTTCTAAGTCTTTGGTGTCAGGAGCACTTCAAATTGTTTTTTCGGGGGCAAAGTGTGACACAGGAACCTATCTCTGGTCAGCATTAAATGAAACGGTAGACATAGATATTAACATCTATGTTTCTCAGGAGTAGTTGTGTCTCCGTATCAAATAGGTTCGTCATATCCAACCTTATCAGCCGAACTTGACGATGATGCGTCTATAGAAGATTCCTTTTTTTTATATCATTACGGGGTAGATGATTGGGACGAGCAAAACCCAAGCACTATTCCACTAAATAGTATTGAGGGTAGGCTTGTTAGTTTTGATCAAAGGTTAAGTTCAATAGAGTCCGAAATTTCTTCGTCTGGCTCCCTTTCTTCCTCTTTATATTTAATAAAATTGCCTCAACAAGGAGACAATAGCATTATTCCAACGCAAGGAACAGTTCTTCCACTTTCCGTATCTGCTACATCTGCAAACTTTCAAGAATGGCAAAACAGTGGTCTTTCTCCAAGAGCAATAATTTTTGCCAACTCTAATGGACCGATGTCTATTTCAGGGTACGCTTCCATTGTGGCTTCGACATCCTCTTCCATTGCACAGAACATAAGAGTCTCTGAATCAACTCACAAGGGGGTTGTTGTTAAGTCTGCTGAACTTCAAAACTCTAACTTGCAAGAATGGCAAGATTCTCAGGGTTTAATTAAATCCTATGTAGATAGTAATGGAAGTATAGGACAATCAAAAACATTAGTTAACATAACGTCTTCGACTACCTTAAACAATTTGTCTTTTAGAAACAAACTGATTCTTGTCAACTCGTCTTCTACTGTAACTATCACCATTCCAGAAGATTCTTCTTTTAGCAACCCCATAGGAACAAAAATAGAATTTTTAAGATATGGTTCTGGAGAGGTCTTGTTTGATTCGCAAGGTGCTGCATCAATTTCATCTGAATCAAACAAAAATTCTATAGCGGAAAGATATTCAGCGGCAACCATTATAAAAGTCAACAACAATTTGTGGAACCTTTATGGGGGGTTAAAAACATTATGATAGTATTTTTGTTTAAGGAAAAAATATGCCACAAGAAATAGGTCAGTCTTATAAAAGCGTTATTCCCACTTTTGCGGATGGCTCTTCAATTGAAGAAGCATTCTATATGTATCACTATGGAAACGCAAACTGGTCACCTGGACAATCCATTCCATCAAATAGTATTGAGGGAATCTTTTCTTCATTAGATTTAAGAATAACTGAAAACGAAAACTTCATAGAAAACCTAGGGGACACATATATAACAAGATCTCCTTCATCATCTTCTCGAAACACTATTCAGGCTACCTCGTCAACCATTGTACCCCTTACTATAAGAGGGGCAGTTGGGCAAACAGCCAATTTGCAAGAATGGGTAGAAGATACAGGAAGCAGTCAAATAGTAAGAGCAAGAATATCTGCTAATGGATCGTTCTCTACCCTGGGGTATTTCTCAGTTGGTTCAATTAGCCCATCTCCATCGGTGGCTAACAGTATTCAAATATCTTCCCCCGAACATAAAGGGGTGGTTGTCAGGTCCTCCTTATCTCAAACAGCCAACTTGCAAGAATGGCAAGACAGCAATGAGAACATTTTGTTGTCGGTAGACTCTGGTGGCTCTTTTGTTTACAACATACCTGTTGAAAATGTTGATACTAGCGTTCCAGAAAACGTTGTAATAAATCAATCAAAAGTTGGAAAAACAATAATTGTAACAAATCTTAGTGAAAGCAGTGTCTTTACTATAACGATACCTAGCAACTCCACTACTCCCATGTCTGTGGGTTCTCAAATAAACTATATAAGTAAAGGTGTTCAAGGGATACAATTTTCTCCAGCATCGGGGGTAACTTTAAATTCTGAAAACGGATACAGAAGAGTAGACGGTGAATACTCAGCAGCAACATTGATTAAAGTAAGCACAAATGAATGGATTTTGCTGGGGGCATTGAGGCAATAATGCTTGGAACATATGAGAGTCAGGACGGATATTTTATAACAATTGGTGGAAATTATGAATATTTTCAAGCAAATCATCAATTGAACTACGGATACTGTATTTTTACTTCTTCGGGAAGTTTGTCTGTAATAAGGAAAAGGCCAATACCAAATTGCTCTATATTAGTCGTTGGTGGGGGCGGCAGCGGTGGTGGCAACAACCAGTCTGCCTCAGGCGGCGGCGGCGGAGCAGGCGGTGGGGTTTCCTTATTCAACAATATAACCCTACTCCCTAAAACAACATACTCTGTCACGGTGGGTTCTGGAGGCTCTGGGTCAACTTTAAATGGGGGTAAGGGTGGAAACAGTTCATGGAATAGTCAATATAGCGCAGAGGGTGGAAACGGCGGCGGCGCGGGATACATAACTGGAACTTATGCAGGAGATCAATTTCCGGGAAGTGCTGGGGTTCGCGTCTCTGGCGGCGGATCAGGTGGATCTGGAGGCTACTACGCACCAGGAAATATATATTACCCAAGCCCTGGAATAAATGGAGGTTTTGGACAAACTGGAACATTAACCACAGGTATGACATCACCCGCTCAAGGGTCTGTTGATCAGCCAGTTCAAAGAGTTTTGGGGTATTTCGGAACTGGCGGCGGAGGGGGGGAGTTCTTGAATAGATGGGATGGTGGAATAGGATATTCAGGAGGAACGACCCCATGGTTTGTTGATCCAAGATACTTCCTTGCATATAGTGGGCCATATTTTGGATCTGGAGTGGGAAAGTTATTGACAACACCAGAGGGAGACTCTTCTTATTCAAACTTTAGTTATTATAATCCGGCGAGTTGGCCAAGTTTTTTTGGAACAAGTGAAAAAAGAGTGTTTTCTGCGGGAAACGGCGGCGGCGGAGCACGGGGAGTTTATACAGCATCCTTTTCGTCAACAGGTGGACAAAGTGGTATTGTTATACTAAGATATAGAATATAGGAGTTAAGGTGTCTAATTTTGCAAAAGTAGACGATGGATTTGTTTCACAGATACTTGTGGTTCCAGAAGAGTATTCCCACAATGGAAGTTTTTATCTTTCAAGTCAACTTGGACTAGGAGGGGAGTGGATAAAGACTCCAAGAGACAACAGCACAGAGGCGACAATAGGAGGGTCCTATTCTAAGGAAGAAGACGCCTTTATCCCTCCAAAACCCGAGGGCAACAAGTGGGAGTTAAACGATGAGTATCAATGGTCTTTGCCCGTAGTTGAAGCCCCCCTTATTTCGCCTGCCCCGCCATCAAGATAACGTGAATGGTATAATTCTATTATGTCTTCCGGGTCTACACCAAACTATTCTTTTCCTTATCCAATCTTAACTGATCCTGTAAAGTTTACCGATGATATGGAAGACCTTGCAGTTTCAATCGACTCTAGGCTAATTAATCTTGTTACGGGGACTGGACAAGTTCCAGCAACAGCAGATCAAGAAAATAAATATTTATACTCAGATGGAACAAATGCATTCTGGAACTCAATTCCATCTTCCTACCTAGAGTCTGTCATTGTCTCCTCTAACTCATTAGAAACATTAGATTCGTTTAAAGTTGCCGAACATCGAAGCGCTGAGTACACAATACAAGCAGATCAGCCTGACGTTTCTAAAAAAACCTTGATGAAGGTTCTTGTTATTCACGATGACACTCAAGCCTATATAACATCATTTGGAATTATTGAAATTGGATCTTCAAGAATCCCCCTTGACGCTTCTGTTTCTATTAGTGGAGAAGACCTTTTGCTTCAGGTGCAGGTGTCGGATGCATCAACAAACAACGTTGAATTTGAAATAATAAGAACAGCATTGTCTGTGTAAAAACTTAATAATTTTTATTTTTGTTTCAATATAAAAGTTGATATACTAATGAATTACCAATAAAATCAAATAGGGATGGTGTTGTTTTTTATGTCAATTATTGACAAAAACGGGTCTATTGTAGACCCTTACCGTAATTTTATTCATATTTCAAGATATAGCAGATGGCTAGAAGATAAAGGGCGCAGAGAAACTTGGTCAGAAACAGTAGACAGATACATAGAGTTTATGAGGAATCATCTTCACAAAAACTTTAACTACAATAAAGATGACCCTAAGTTTGAAAAAGTCAGAGAGTATATTCTTAATCATCAAGTTATGCCGTCTATGAGGTCGCTAATGACTGCGGGTCCAGCACTAGATAGAGACCATGTATCCTCATACAATTGTTCCTTTTTGGCGGTAGACAGTCTAAGATCATTTGACGAAGCAATGTACGTCCTTATGAATGGTACGGGAGTAGGATTTAGCGTAGAGGAAAAGTATATTTCTCAATTGCCTATTATTGCTGAAGAGTTCTATCCAACAGATACAACCATTGTTGTTGCAGATTCTAAACTTGGGTGGGCTAAAGCGTACAAAGAACTTATCAGCCTATTGGTCACAGGACAAATTCCCCAATGGGACATGTCTCAAGTTCGACCAGCAGGAGCAAGGTTAAAAACTTTCGGCGGTAGGGCGTCTGGTCCAGAGCCATTAAATGACCTGTTTAAGTTTACCGTAGAACAATTTAAAAATGCCTCAGGGCGCAGGCTAAAGCCCATTGAGGCCCATGACATCATGTGCAAGGTGGGGGAAGTGGTTGTTGTGGGAGGAGTAAGAAGATCCGCTCTTATATCACTATCCAACCTTGACGATTTCGAGATGGCTAAAGCAAAATCAGGTCAATGGTGGGAGTCAGAGCCGCAAAGAGCCTTGGCCAATAATAGTGCGGTATATAACATGAAGCCAAACACCGCTCAATTTCTCAGAGAATGGAGAAACCTGTATGAATCAAAATCAGGTGAGCGTGGCATGTATAACATGGACTCTGTAAGGAAGCATGTTGATAAGTTTGGCAGAAGAGATTCTTCTAAAATTGCAGGAACCAACCCCTGTGGTGAAATATTGTTGCGATCAAATCAATTTTGCAACCTTACTGAAGTTGTCATTGAAGAAAAAGATGACTTTGACTCTCTTCAAGAAAAAATACAGATTGCTACTATCCTGGGAACTTGGCAATCCACTCTAAGCAACTTTAAATACATTAGAAAAACATGGAAAGATAATACAGAGCAAGAAAGGCTATTGGGTGTATCTCTTACTGGAATTTTTGGCAACAAGTTAACGGGCACAATTCATAAAAATTTGCCTAGTATGCTTGATAGCCTTAGAGAATCTGCTGTGCAAGCAAATGCTGTAGAGGCAGACACTCTAGGCATTGAGCATTCCGCCGCTGTCACCACAGTAAAGCCTAGCGGTACAGTTTCTCAGTTGACTGGTGTCTCCTCTGGTATCCACCCTTGGTATTCGGAGCATTACATTAGGACTGTTCGTGCAGACAACAAGGACCCACTAACTCAATTTCTTAAAGATTTTGGTGTACCCAATGAACCAGACGTTATGAAGCCAGATGCCACAACTGTTTTTTCTTTTCCCGTTAAGGCACCCAAGAACGCGGTGGTAACAAAAGACCTTTCTGCCATCGACCACCTTGAAATCTGGAAGGTATACAGAGAGCATTGGACAGAGCACAATCCTTCTGTTACGGTAAACATAAAAGAAGATGAGTGGATCGAAGTAGGGGCATGGGTTTACAAGAACTTTGACTCTATTGGAGGGGTTTCGTTTCTTCCAGCATCTGAGCATAGTTACAAGCAAGCGCCATATCAAGAAATAAACGAAAAAGAATACAAGGACCTTTTAGGTAAAATGCCTAAAAACATTCCCTGGCAATCCCTTCCACTCTATGAATTAGAAGATACAACTAGTGGATCTCAGGAATTATCTTGCACAAGTGCCTTAGGGTGCGAGGTAGTAGATTTAGTCGAAACAGTATAATAAGGGTTTCGGGGACGGGGTGGCAATTAAGCCATCCCGTCCTTGCTATAATATAATATATGTCTGTAACTTCCAATCAGTATGCTACTAAAATATTTTCTCAACACCCTATAGCGTGTTGGCCTCTAGACGAAGATGCTTACTATGTTTCTTTATCAAAAATAGACGATCTGGATATATTTTCTTGGAACATTGACAATGGAGTTGTAGAGTCAGACCCAACAACACCAAATCAACAGTCCCCTTTCAAAAATCAGTCCGAATATTCTAAAATAGAAGTAGACGACTACTCCCTGATCTCTTCATCGGGATATGTCGTTGAAGCAGAATCTTTGCCATTGTTTCCTTTAAACAAACTTAATTCAGATTTAAAAAACTTTCATTTAAATGTTTTTATATATCAAGATTGTTTGTTTATTGATTCTTACGACATAGGGGTCAAGTATTGGGACTTCTCCACCTCCTCAGAAAAGATTGTCTTTAAAAACAAAAACTTTCCTGTTATTAGAGAATGGAAAACTCTTTCTGCAACGATAGATAACCCTGATTACCAAACAATATCCATAAGTGCATCAGGCTTAGAGGACAGTAATGTTATAACGGTGTTGGATGCCTCTAATCTCTCCCCTGGAGTTTTTGTTGTAGGAGAAAGCATTCCTCAAAACACATATATTGTTTCTATTGTTGGAAATTCTGTTACTATTAGCGACAACGTTTCCGATGATTTTTCTGAAAATCTTGTTTTTGTTCCAGGGGTGTCTGCTTTTATTAAATTCAACTTAATCGAAGGTGGTGGGAACAATGAAGACTATTCTTTTATATTGCATGGTTTGTCAGTTGGACAATGGTCAGAACAGTTTTGCTTTAAGTCCCTGGGAATATTCGATCAACAAGAATCCTTGAAGTTTTTTTTACAAAACGCCACCACCTACGAAGCATTTCAGTACGGAAAGTCAACAGACAAGGCATACTATGTAATTGAAGACAACGCTCTTATTGCAAAGAATGAAGGCATCCCTATGGTCTTTGGATCAGAGAATGTAACTAGACTATATCCTTCTAAATATTCAAACCCATCTTTGGTTTTCCCTGGTGAGGGGATGTTTTCAAATTCAGGTAAAAATAATTCATACACTCTAGAGTTTTGGTTGAGAATACGACCAAACAACAAGAAAGAAATAAAAATATTCGGACCACTAAATTCTAAAGACGGTTTGTATGTATCTGAAGGGTTTGTCACTCTTTCTGTTAATGGAATGGTAAAAAGTTTCAATGTTAACGAATGGTATAGGCCCATGCTGGTTAACATAGTTTATTCTCCAGGTAGTTACGAGATGTTTATTAATGGGGAAAACGTTTTGCAGTTAGTTTTTGACTTAGGGTTTTCTTCAATTGAAGAAAATAATTGGCTTGGTTTTTTCGGTAACACAAAAATTGATGTTTTTGAAGTAGATTGCATATCTATTTTCCCTTATCAGGTGCCACTTCAGGTTGCAAAGATAAGGTTAATTTGGGGGCAGGGGACTGATTCAGAAGAAAATATTGACAACTCTTTTAAGGGTAAGCCTTATTCAATATCTTTTCCAAATGCAAAATATGATGTCAACTCAATATATCCAGACAAAGAACGATGGGATGCTGGATATTACAGAAACCTAGTCGCAAACACAAAATCCATATCTACCCCTGAGTACTCTTTGCCAGAAATATTTCTAAGTGGTAGAGGTTTAGACTTGTGGTACCTAGACAATAAAGTTGTCAATGATTTAGAGTACCCAAGCAACGACCATCCTAAATTTATTACGTTTCGGCCAAATTTAAACGAGCAGGGTACGGAGTGGCAAGCAGACGGACCCAATTGGATAGAAAAGTGTTACTTCAAGTTTTCCAACTCAACCATTATTTCTTCACCAGTATCTGCATTCTATTCAGTTTTTGAAATAAACGAAAATATATCAGATGACAGGATGTTGGTAAGTTTTGTCAATTCTTTAAATGGCAAAAGATTTGATATTAAAGTTTCCTCATATGAGGTTTCTTATATTTTTAATGGACAAGAAATATTCTCCTTTGACGCATCAGGTCAGGACCACATCATAGTCGGAATTCATATACCAACGGTATCTGAAATTTTTGGTTACGAAATTTCAAACTTCTTCTCTTCTTTTGAAAATTTAAACGTTTACGTTGGTGGTGCTCCTGACACCCCTGATGAAATTATTAAAACTTTCGAAGGTAAGATTTATAAAGTTTCCTTTATGGAAGAATACGCTTATGAGGAATTGCAAGAGCACTTCAGCAGCCAGGGAATTGTTGACTACACTAAAGACGATTTGTTTATTGATTATTACTCAACTTATAGCATGAAGCCTTTTGATAAGTTTAATAGTTTCTTCTTAGACATATCCATTTCATCTTATTGGGAAGAGTATTTTCCCTTAACCTATTTTTGTAAAAATATTAAAGATATAAACGATGAAGAGTACTACGGATTTGACTTTTTGCAATTTAATGTTGGCTACCCCTCAATACTAGAAAAGAAAACATTTATTGTAGATGGAGAGGAGTGGGTAAACTACTTGGAATTTCAAGACTACTACAACTACCCTATATCCTATGACTATTCTTTTTTGCAAAATACAATAGTTTCCGGGTTCACTGATTACCAAAGTTTAATAAACAATGACTATCCCGCTACAAGTTATGCATCATCTGATTCATCCCTAAAGGCTTACGCAACTTTTCAAACAATGTCTAATAATGTAAAAGAGCCATTAAAGACTTTTGCATATGAAAAATATATTCAAAGCAATCTCCTTGTTGACGCATCTATAGATCAAGAGATAGATCCATTTCTTCCTTACGGAACTAAATATCAATTAGTTGATGGTGCCATCATATATCCTCCAACATATATAGATATAGAAAATATTGCCATTGTTATTCATTTTGACGTTAAACAAGAAATGATATTAAAAAATAAACTGATTGTTCGTAACATGGAGTTTTCCTCTAAAGCATTGAATCATAAACAAACTAATCCGATAGGAACAAAGTCTGGAAGAGACCTGTACCCTTACACCAAAACAGGAATATATTATTCATATAAAGAAAAAAATCCTATAAGAATATACAAAAAAGACACTCCATACCTATATCTAACCGAAAATAGCGGTATCCAGGTTATTAAGTTTAACCAAGGGATAAAGGAACGAGGTGTTTTGATTCCAGTAAACGAACCACGAGAATCAAATTATTATCTAGGAGCCTTGCAAATGTTTGTTAAGGATGAGTCCCCCCCGATCTCATACGATGGATACCCTATTTTTGAAATAGACAATGGGGACGCAATAATAGAGTTTTTTTATAAGTTTGATTCAACAAATAAAAGAAAAAAGATTTTTGCAAAAAACAAAAACACTCAACAAGATTTTAATAAAATAATTTTTTATCAAAACGGAATGCAAACAGAAAATCCAGTTTTGTATCCTGATCAATGGAATGCAATCTCCGTTCTCTTTCAAGATCCCATTAATTTTTCCAATAGGTCTGGATCAATTAATGTTTTTGCAGGATTCACCTTTAACAATATTTCAGAATATAGGCCAGAGGGTCTGGTAGAAATTGCTAATATTGTTCCAAGAAGTTGGCTAGAAGTTTATACCCCAGACAGCGGAATAACATTCAATGACTGGAGATACTGGTACAACGAGGATCAATCATCTGCTTTTCAAACATGGAAAGACGTTTTGGTTAACTTGGGCGAGGAATCTTACGGGATTAGCCCAGAAAACATCTATGAAGCGTATACGGGGACCAACATTAACGTAGTAGATGATGGTTTTGGTATAACAATGAACAACAATGACCCCTCTATATCAATTTTTAGTGACATTGTGTGGTCAAGTTTCTCAGGAAAACCCTCATAATCTGGTACAATAGTGGTTATGGGAAAAGGTTTTTTAGATAAAAGCGGTAAAACCAAGATTACAGAGGTAAGTAAGGGGACTGGCCAACAAGCCATGTTTGGATACGAGTGGGGCCTCTATTTTTGGAGGTTGCCCAACGGACATCTATTTAAAGACGAAGACGGAAGAATGCTGAACATACCTTCTGTAAAAAACGACCTTGATCAAATTATTAAGTTGCGCCAATCCGCTGCTCACTATGGGCAACCAGAGGGAGATCCATGGTTCTACCCTGGAGTGAATAGGGCGACTGATGAAGAATATGAAGAGCAATTGGATAGGTTGGAGCAGGGCCTTATTCCTAGCATGAACGACTTTGGCGCTGTTAAAGCAGCCCAAGATACTTTAAGGGTACATGGTGAAGAGTAATGTCTGAAGAACCCTATATTGATGTAAAGATTGCAGATCAAATTATTGATCAAGAAATGAAAGACTTAGACCCCTTCAATAAAACATGGGAGGATCTTTCTTCTCTCGGAGGCCTTAATAAAAACTTTAAGCGAAAGGCTTCTAGAACAGAAAAAGCAAACTCTACAATAAATAATGTTCCGCGAGATAGCAGCGGTGCCATTAGCCCGTCGTACCTAACTGAATCTAGGGCAATAGGCCAAAGCGAAAACGCAGGTAGCAAGTCTAAGAAAATAAATCCTGGTCAAGTATATAGAAATGGATATGGAATATTTGACTTGATTACCCCGCCATACAATCTTTATGAACTATCTTCATACTATGACACTTCTTTTGCCAATCATGCCGCAGTAGACACTAAGGTGTCAAATGCAGTAGGTATGGGGTTTAGGTTTGAAATGACTCCTCAGACCAGAATGAGGCTTGAAGGAATGGATAATGAGTCTGCAAAGACAAAAGCAAAAAAAAGAATTGAGCAAGTAAAGATACAGTTGTCAGACTGGATCGATAGTCTTAACGAAGATGAAAGTCTCACCAAGACACTAGAAAAGGTCTTGATTGACATGGAAGCCACGGGCAATGGATACATAGAGGTTGGAAGAACTGTTACGGGGGAAATTGGTTACCTGGGACATATCCCCTCTGTGACTATGAGAGTGAGAAGACTTCATGATGGATATATCCAAATTATTGCAGGAACCATCGCATACTTTAGAAATTTTGGGGCAACTAATTCAAACCCAGTAACAAGTGATCCAAGGCCGAATGAGGTTATTCACCTCAAGCAATATTCTCCATTGAACACATTTTATGGCGTCCCAGATGTTATTGCTGCCATGACCTCTCTTAGGGGGGATTTAATGGCGTCTCAGTACAATATTGATTATTTTGAAAATAAGGCTGTTCCCAGATATATTATTACTGTAAAGGGAGCAAAACTTTCTGGTGAAGCAGAAGATCGTTTGTTTAGGTTTTTTCAAACAAACCTTAAAGGGCAGAATCACAGAACACTTTACGTCCCCTTGCCTGGAGATCAGGACGGGAATAAAATTGAGTTCCAGATGCATCCTATTGAAAATAATGTTCAAGAGGCTTCCTTTAATGAATACCGTTTGAGGAATAGAGACGACATTTTGATGTCTCATCAAGTCCCATTATCTAAACTAGGCGGTGTTGATTCCTCTACAGCATCAGCAATGACACAAGACAGAACTTTTCGTGATCAGGTTATTCATCCATTGCAGGAGTATATTGAGAAGGCAATAAACAAAATCGTTAAGGAAAGAACAGATGCCGTTCATCTTAAACTTAATCAGGCCAGTTTGACTGATGAAGTTGCTCAATCTCAAATATACGAAAGATATGCAAAGATTCAAGCAATGGTCCCCAATGAAATTAGAGAAAGCATTGGCCTCCCACAAATTCAAGGTGGGGACGATCCATTTGAAATGACATCTAGAATGGCAGCAGACACGAGGGCTAATACGGCAAGAAACAGGCAGAGAGACACAGAAAGATCCAATAATCAGTCAGATGGACCAGGAGCGATTTCAGGAAGAAATCCAAAAGGCGAGGGAAGTTCCTCTGAGTGATGAATATAACAAAAAAAGTTATAAAAAAGTAATGTATAATGTTATTAATATGACTCATAACGAGGCTATTCCATGTGCAGATTATTTATTTTCTACATCAGCCCCCTTTGGTCTACCTAAAAAGTGGAGCGTGGTCTAATGATAAAGTTTACCGATACTAAATCTGCCATTAACGGCAATACTGTTACTATGTCAGTTCCAATATCAAAGATAGATGTTGAGAAAAGAATGGTTCATGGATTTGCAACACTAGACAATCTAGACAAGCAAAATGATGTTGTTGATATGGATGCATCCATTAAGGCATTCTCAAACTTTAGAAACAACCTAAGAGAAATGCACCAACCAATTGCTGTAGGGAAAATTGTCTCTTTTAAGCCAGAAAAATACTTTGACGAAGGTTCACAAAAATTTTATAATGGAGTCTATGTATCTGCTTATGTAAGCAAGGGCGCTCAAAACACCTGGGAAAAGGTCGTAGACGGAACGCTTACGGGGTTTTCAATCGGCGGGGAAATTAATGAAACAGAAGACTTCTATGACGAAGATATGAACAAATCCTACAGAATTATTAAAGAGTACTCTCTTAGCGAACTGTCGCTGGTAGATAATCCTGCTAATCAATTTGCAAATGTAATTTCTATTGAAAAGTCACATGATGGAAACCACCTCAATGGCTATTTGTCTAAAGCAACAATAGAAAATGTTTTCTGGTGCCGAAAGGATGACGTGGTATCCATGTCCTATGATGGGAATAGATCATGCCCTCAATGTGATAAAGCGATGTCAAATATTGGTTTTGTTGAAGCCAATGATACAGAGAAGTCCTTGGTCGTAGGAACAATAATTTCTGATATAAAGAAAAACGAAATACAGGAAAAAATCAATGATGGATATTTTGTAAAATTTGAAGGACAATATGGTCAAGTTATTGACATTGTAATGCAAGGTGGAGCCAGACTATCCTCTGATCAAAATATTATGATGGCTAAAAATAGTGATCCTGTGGCCATCGTTAAACTTTATTCAGAAAATAACGGTACAATAACACCAACAAGAAGTCGCGTTATTAAAAATGTTTCTTCGTTAGAAAATATTAATGCGATTAATAAATCAAAAATAGAGGAGGTTGGCAACATGGACTCAAATATCGTCGTTATAGACGAAATTGAAAAAGGCGTAGACTCTGATCAAGAGGCTGTTTCTCCAGAACCAACAAGTCTTCCCGTTGTAGAAGAAACTACAAAGGCGGATAATGAGGTAAAAGAAGAAGAAGTCGAAAAGGTTAAACAATCAGATGATTCAGAAGATGAAGCAGATGATGATGACATGGATGATGACGATGATGTAACCAAAAAATCAGAATCATCCACAGAGACTAAAGAAGATGAAACCGCAAAGATGATTAGTGAGATTAGTGAATCTCTTACATCTGCACTATCTAGTCTTGCCGAAACAGTTAAGGCTCTTGATGCACGAATTGATGGCATCACAAAGTCTGTTGCAGGAGTTTCTGGTGAGGTAGATGGCATTAAAAATAGTTTTGGAAAGCGCGTAGATGCTGTGGAAAAAGAAACTGCTTTCCGAAAGTCTGCTGATCTTGGCGAGATCTTGCAGGAAGAACCAATAATTGTGGAGAAATCCACATGGGGCGGTCGTTTCCTCAAAAGTACCGACCTATTTTAAAATGAAAGTTAATACTCAGGAGGTGAAAGTCAAATGACAGAAGAAGTTACTAAAAATCAGCCAAGCGATAGCGGCGAGTATGGCGACCCAAACCCAGGTCTATACCAGGGGCAGGGCGCAGTCGCATCGGGTGGCGTAGGTGGCGTTACTGATCCTGCTTCCGATAGTTTGGGTAATATTCCCAACTATATCGAAGGAGTAACATCAGGTCCTAACGCTGTGAATCCAACGGGCGTCCCTGGCGGTATTCTAAACCCTGAACAAGCACGTCGTTTTATTGACTATGTTTGGGATGCAACAGTTCTCGCCCAAGATGGTCGTAGAGTTACAATGCGTGCAAATACGGTTGAACTCGAAAAGGTGAATGTTGGTGAGCGCGTAATCCGTGCAGCATCACAGGCACTCGGAGAGTACACCAACGCTGGAGCAACCTTCACCAAGGTAGAACTAACCACAAAGAAGATCCGTCTTGACTGGGAGGTAGCAACTGAGGCACTCGAAGATAATATCGAAGGTGCAGCACTTGAAGACCACCTTGTCCGTTTGATGACAAACGCTTTTGGTAATGATCTAGAAGATCTTGCCATTAACGGTAACGGTGGGGTTGATCCCTTCCTTGGAATCATGAACGGCTTTGTAAATCAGGTAAAGACTACTGGTGATGCACACGAAGCAGTTGTTGATGTTTCTGGTGGTTGGACTCCAGAGGTATTGCAGGAAGTAATTTATGCAATGCCCCGCAAGTACCGCGCAGTAAAGACTGGCCTAAAGTTCTATGCAGGTACTGATGTTTTCGCTAATATTGTGAAGAACAACGGTACTCTCGCAGATGCCATTGCTGAGGCAATGTCACCACGAGTAGCAGGAACTCCTGGTCGTAGAGAGGATTACCTTTCAGGGTCTACACAGACCGTCGGAGGTGCAAGAACCACTCGTGTTCTTGGCATTGACGTACAAGAGGTTCCTTACTACCCAGGTGAGTATGTCGATCTTACATTCCCACAAAATCGTGTGTGGGGTTTCCAGAGAGACATCACAGTCAACCGTGAGTACAAGCCCAAGAAGGACACCATTGAGTACACAATCTTTGTACGATTTGGCGTTACTTGGGAAGAACTAGATGCAGTTGCTTTTGTTGATTCTTCAGCAGCAGTAACCAGTTAGTCAAATAACCAATGATAAGGGGGAGGGATTAATTTTCCTCCCCCTTTGTCATACTCTGATATAATTATTAATGATGAAAGGTGTGTGTCGTGTCAGATAACCCAAACGTAATAGAAGACTCTGCATTTGATAATAATGCCCCCAAGAAGAGGGCGCGAGCAACTAAAAGTGTTGCAGAAAAAACTGTTGTTGAAAATGTTGATATATCTTCAGGGTCCAATAGTGAAGAAAATAAAAATGTTATTAAAATGTCAGATAAGCCTAAGGCACCAAGAAAGTCAAATAACTTTAATACCAAGTCAAACGTAATAGGATCTAAGGCAGCAGATATTGCATTAAGCAAAAAGTTAGCCGATACCAGTAAGCCAGAAAATGACAAGAACAAGGTGGCCTTGTGGTCAGACAAAAACATTAGATGGAGCGGTGTAGGTTCATTGAACAAGGGTTACAACATTGTTGACAAGGAGTTTGCTCAAAAGTGGCTTACCAGGGGCGGAATAAGAGAATCCTCCCCTGAGGAAGTTGCCACTTACTACGGCAAGGACTAATGGAGATATTAAGAAAAACTCCGTTTCCCCTCATTCTTGTGCAAGAAGGGTTAGATGCAAGCACTGAATACGTCGCCTGCTTTCTTACTAGTCACGGCAGAGATTTGATAGAGGTCGGAGATGAGTCTGATAGCAATGGGGATTTAAGTATAACCTTGCCAGACTTTTTTTCTAGATACGATGATACATACTTGCTAGAAGTTTATGAAAGCCTAGGAATTGACGAAAATGACAAGCATATAAGAGGTCCACTAAAGGTTATAGATAGTCTTACCGTTATCAGGCCGTACTTTGACGTAACCCCCATGTCTGAAAAAACTGGGGAAGATGAAGAGTCTCTCAGAATGTATGAGTCAATATCTAGATCAATCATTAATGCATTTACCAATGGCTTCGAGTATAAAAGAAGTGTTCATGAGGTAATCGGTAATGGCTCAGACTACATGCCTGTACCCTTTAGACTTAATCGTGTGCTTAAGGTTTTAGAAAATAGTTCTGTTGTTTTTAATGTTGAAGAGGATAGTTCTCCATCAGAGAGGACATATATTGTTACGCCAGACCACACAGCGGTGACTCTTGCGGTATCTGGTCCATATGGATACAATAGAATGGATTCAAGACCAGTTGTGCCATACTTGCCAGCATCTGACTCTTTTACCCTATATAACACAAACGACTCACCAAACATTATTCAAAATATGAAGGGGTCTCCATTTTTCCCCGAAGGGTGGGACTATACCTTTGTTCTGGAAACAGGGTGGGCGGCAATTCCTCAAGAAATTCAATATGCATCTAGACTGCTTATTAATGATTTAAAGTGCGACAACTTGCCGTATGCCAATGCATATATCAGTGAATATAAGAGTGATCAGTTTTCCATTAAATTTGAAGCCCAGGCTTTTGAAAGAACGGGCAATGGAATTGTAGACAACATATTAGAAAAGTACAAGACCCCCATGGGTCGTATGGGAGTGCTCTAATGGGCATCTTTGACTCCTGCAAAAATATCTTCTTTCCAATGACGTGTGATATCTACTATGCAGAAGAGTCACAAGATGACTATGGAAGCATAAACAAAAGTTGGAACTATTATTCTACCAAGCCATGCAACATTTATTCAGCATCAATAAAAGATTCTGACAATTTCTCCTTTGAAGATCAAAGATTTTACTCTGTTCAACAAACACTTAAGGGAAGAATAAAAGAAGACTTTAGAATGTCTGATATGGGTGAGTTTAGACCAGTATCACATATCTTAATTACAAACATATGTTTGGCAGGTTGTGACACCTCTTCGGTTTTTTATGAGACCTCAGAAGACTTTGTTACAGAGCCTACTGTATATGAAGTTAGTTCTTTGGACCCATATGTAGGTCCTTTTGGAGTAGAGCACTACACGTTCTTTTTGAGAAGGTCTGATACACAGGGGTTGAAAAATAATGCTGTCTGTTAGAGTAAACTCATTAGAATTGAATAGAATATTGAGAAACACTGGACTATATTCTCAAGGATTTTTAAAAGGAATAGATATGTCTAAGCCAATATTTATGGCTAGGCTTGCAGAGTTCGTTGTTGATGCCTTAGGTAAGTACATAGACTCTCAGGCAAGAGCAAACCCTAGCGCTCTGCATCATGTGTACGAGTGGGGTGCTACAGGGTCTCAGTCAGCAAGACTTTTTAAAATGGAGGGGGTAGGAGCAGCAAGCGTTATTACGATAAGTGGAGAGTTCCTTCCATCAAGATCTGTTAGTGACGGATCAAAAGAACCCTTTGTAGATAAGGCAAACATTATGGAAAATAGAATAGGTATAACTATTTCACCAAGAGACTCCGACGTTCTTGTTTTTGAGGCTGATGGGCAAACTGTTTTTACAAGAAATTCAATCTATGTGGCTAGTCCTGGTGGAGACGCCGTAGCAGGCAGTTTTGGAAAAACAGTAGACATGTTCTTCTCTCAATATTTTACTCAAGCGCTTCTTAGGCCATTCTTGCAAGACCTGGAAACAGCAGAGCAATATACAAACAACTTTAGAGCGGGGACTCGTGGTGGCCACCCTGTAGGAGTCAAGGCAGGGCAGCAGTATCTTAATTCTGCGGGGGTGTTCTTAGAATGAGTTTTTCTCAATTTCCTTTGCCTGCAAAAACAATTAATGGTTATTTATGGAAAACTATGAAAGAGATAGAACCCTCTCTTGCCAGAAAGTATGGAAAGACAGTGCCGTTTTTCCCTGTAAGCGATAGCGTTTCGGGCAAAGCATCATGGGACGACAAGCCATATGTTATTTATGACAGAATGTTAAAACTAAAGCCTGGCCCATTCTATGTGTGTAAAAAAGAACATTTGTTGTATTACATCAAAGGTAAAGAAACAGATATCTTTGAGTGGGGGCTTGCCATGCAATTTATTTTAGATAGAATGGACGACGCCGCTCAAGACGTTAATGCCTGGAATAGATTGCAAGAGGTTCCAGCAAAAATATACTTTCATCATTTGCGGGTATATCAAACAGACTCAGGAGATATGAGCAGCGCCACTTCAACAAGAGACTTTAGCACAAGGCCCAACTATATATCTCAATTTGTAGTAGAGGCAGAATATCATTTTACCGAATCAATTGAATCTATTTTGTCATAAATAGAGGTATAATTTTAATTGAGGAAACGCCCCAAAAAAATCCAATAGGAAAAATGAGGTGAAAAAAATATGGCTTATACCCGTGGTGATTCAAAGCAGATTATCGTTGGCGCAGCAGCAATGTTCGTGTCCAATACTGCTGAATTCGATCCAACTAACGCAGATCCAGCACTTCCCGATTTCGTAGCAGGTACTTCATACCGTGATACTCTTCAGGACTCTGCCATTGTGCGTAACGTTGGTTACACTATGAACGGCCTTGAACTACAGTTCCAGCCAGATTTTGGTGAGGTGCAGGTTGATCAACTTCTCGACGTTGCTAAACTATACAAGCAGGGAATGCAGGTTAACCTTGCTACTGCTTTTGCAGAGGCAACCCTAGAAAACCTTCTTGTTGCTCTAGCAGCAGCAAGTGGCGACCTAAACGAAAACGTTACAATGGACAACCCCATTGAAACTGGTTCAACAAACTATGCAGACGTTCTTGAACTTTCTTCAGGTAACATTGGAGAATGTCCCGTAGAGCGCGGTCTTATTGCTGTTGGCCCAGGCACCGGTGACTGTGAAGCAGGAAGCACCCTAGAGAGAATCTATGTTGCTTACAGAGCACTTTCAATTGAAAATGTAACTGTTTCTGCAAAGCGCGACGAGGCTTCTATGTTTGAAGTTTCTTTCCGCTTGCTACCCGCTAACAATGGTTCATACGGTAAGATCGTTGACCGACTTGTACCAGCATCTTCATAATTAAATAATAACTAAATAAGGCAAGGCCCCGTCGAAAGGCGGGGCCTTTGCTGTGCTATACTTTACTTGCTAGCAAACAGGAGGATAATAAATGGCAACCAAAGTAGTAGAAACAACAAGCGTAGAACTTATTAGTGGCAAGAAGATTAGCCTTAGACCCCTAAGAATTTCTTTGCTTAGAGAGTTTATGGAAAAATTTGACGGCATATCCGATGCAGCAACAGACAACACAAAGTCTATGGACCTACTAATTGATTGTGTTCAAATTGCTATGAAGCAGTATGATCCAGAATTAGCAGAAGATAGAGAGAAACTAGAAGATGAACTAGACCTTCCAGGTGTATATAAGGTCATTGAGGTAGCAGCAGGGATTCGATTTGATGACCCAAATCTCCTAATGGCGAGTCAAAGTGGTCGGACTTAGACCTCGCCACTCTAGAGTCTGAGGCATTCCTTCTGGGCATATGGAAAGATTACGACGAACTAGAAAATAGTCTTTCCATACCAGAACTTGTCGTAACACTAGAGGCTAAAAGAGAAAAAGAACACGAACACCATAGATTTTTGGCTGCGATACAGGGTGTCGATATTGACAAAAACTCTGGATCAGGTAATTCCAAGGGAACTCAAAAAGAATGGGATGACCTCAAAGCCAGGGTATTTAGCAAGGGCACTGCCTCTGATAGCAACGACATTACCTCTCTTCAAGGAACTAATGCGTCACAGGCAGGGTTCGGTATTGGGATGGGGTTGGAATATAGCGACATGAGAAATTCAACTCCTAAAAACCCCCTAGGTTAGTGTATAATGTTATAGAGGTGCTATCATTTGTCTGATGTAAATGCAAGAATTCATATTAACATAGATTCGGCTTCTGCTGTTTCTCAGTTGAGGGCACTTCAATCTCAGATATCTTCGTTTAATAATAGCGTTATTAGAAGTAATGCTTCCGCTGCTGCTTCTCAAAAAGCAATGATGGGTGCTCTCGCATCACAAATTGGGGCAAGTGGTCAATTCACCACCTCTATGCGCTCCATGCAGACTTCCGCAGCCACAATGCAGCAAGGTTTTGACAAGGGAACACTCTCTGCACGACAATATTTTAGGTATGCAGGATCTCAAATCCCTATTTTAAGCAAGGGATTTAGAGGGCTTGGTGCTGAACAAGCCGCCATGACAGATCTGGCTGGTCGAAGAGTCAGGCAATTGCAGACCCAGTATGTTAGTTTGGGTAAAAGCGTCGCTGGCGTTCAAAAAACAATGGCGATAACACCAAACAACTTAGGCGCAGGCGCTGCGACCCAGGCTGCTATGGGGGCACAGAAACAACAACTATTTAACAGAGCGCTTCAGTTGGGGTCCACTCAAATGGTTAACTGGGGTAAAAATACTCAGTGGGCAGGTCGCCAGTTGATGGTTGGCTTTACCATGCCCCTTGCTTTGGCAGCAGGCGCTGCGGCTAAATTCTACATGGAAATAGATAAGGCTTCCGTTGCTTTCCGTCGTGTATACGGAGATATGAACACAAGCAGTCAAGAGACTGAAAAAAACCTGGAGGCAATTAAAGGACTAGGAGCAGAGTACACAAAATACGGCGTCGCTCTAAAGGACACAATTGATCTTGCAGCAAGGGCCGCAGCCACTGGAGCAGAAAATGAAGCAATGCTGGCAGCAACAGAAGAAACTCTTCGACTAGCAACTTTGGGGCAGATGGAATACGGGGCCGCTCTTGACGCCACTATTGCCCTGCAAACTGCTTTTCAAATTAAAACTGAAGATCTAGCATCAACAACAGACTTTCTTAACGCAGTAGAGAACCAGACAATTCTTACACTAGAAGATATGGCAAGAGCCATCCCTCGTGTTGCCCCAGTAATTAAGGGATTGGGTGGTGACGTAAAGGATTTAGCCGTGTTCATGACGGCTCTAAGAGAGGGTGGTGTTACGGCAGAGCAAGGTGCAAACGCTTTGAAGTCAGGTCTTGCATCATTGATTAATCCGACAAGAGCAGCAAAAGACATGCTCAGAGGACTTGGTATCAACATTGAAGAAATTGTTAGTGTCAATCGTGGAGACCTTCTGGGGACTGTTCAGGCATTTGGCACCGCCCTGTCAACCCTCTCCGACTTTGAAAGGCAGCAATCTCTAGAGCAGGTTTTTGGTAAGTTCCAGTATGCAAGATTGGGCGCTCTATTCGAAAACATCTCTAGAGATGGGTCTCAAGCACAAAGAACTCTAGAGTTGGCTGGATCTTCTATGGAGGATTTGGCCAAACTATCAGCCAAGGAACTAGGTGAAATATCGGATTCCGTATCCTTTAAGTTTTTGGGGGCAGTGGAGCAATTAAAGATTGCTATTGCACCTATTGGAGAAATGTTTCTTCAAGTTGTGACTCCAATTATTGAGGTTGTTTCTAAAATATTTTCTGCATTCAATAACCTACCTGAGGGAATTAAAAAAGCAATTGGCATTGTTGTAGGTGTTCTTGGGCTGGTTGCCCCCGCCGCTTTAATGATGGTCGGCTTACTGGGAAATGCTTTAGGCAATGGGCTTAAGGCCGTATTGGTTTTAAGAAATGGAATACAGTCACTGGTTGGCGTTTTAACAGGAAGTTCTAAAAACTTTAAATATCAATCTTCGGCAACACTTGATGCCGCTGCTGCTGCGGCCTCTCTAGAGGGAAGAACCTCTGCTCTAACCGCTGACTTGTTGTTACAAGATGGGGCAGTCAACGCTCTTGTTGCATCTTATCGACAGTTAGCCGCAGCCATGTCTGCTGCGGCAGCATCCTCTAGGGGAATTGTCGCCCCTGGAGGTGTCGGAGGCGTAGCGCGGGGTCAAAATCTACCAATTCCAATTATGCCAAGAAGATTTGCCGCGGGTGGCCTAGTTCCGGGTACGGGAAACAAAGACACCGTTCCCGCAATGCTTACTCCAGGCGAATCTGTTGTTACAAAGGATGCTACAAGAAGGTATGCCCCCGTCATTGAAGCCATGAATGCAGGCACGCTACCAGGGTTCAATGATGGCATGGTAGGGGCAACAGGGTCTTATATTACTGGCAGATCAAAATTTATATCTCCCGTTGCAGTAATGCAGTCAGTTTTAGGAAATCAGAGCAGTCGGGGAGTTGGTCCAGAATTTTTAACTGCTCAGGGCCAGGCAGCCTGGACAGCCGCAGGTAAGGCAGGAGTAGATCTCGCAAGAAGAATGAAAACTGGAGAAAGATTTTCAATCAAAATGTTTAGAGAGATGTCGGGGGTAGGAAAACTTTTTGATTCAATGCATGGGGTTGTGGGTAGACAGTTGGCGCACTCTTCTAGCATAGAGCAGGCAATGTCAAAGTCTAGGCCAATAATGGACAGAATGGTTGGCCATTATATTAAGCAAGAAGCCCTTGCTGGAAGAATGACTGATAAGCAAGGTCAAGCCATTAGAAGAGGCTACAGAATGCTCATTGGAGACGAAAAGACTGTAGCAAAATCAGGCTTAGTCCGTGCCGAGAGAGTTGACGTAAGGAATGGTGCTGCCGCAAAAGTAAGAACTCAAACCCAACAGTTGGCAGGTGCTAAAGGTTCTCCATCATCGGCATTTGAAAGAATTCCTAGGCTTACTCGCATTGAAATGCAGCAAAGGGGGCTTAGTGTGCCAGACTGGGTAACTTCGGGACAAAGGTCACACATGCGATCTGTCGGAGCAGACCCATGGATGTCTGGCCTTATTGATCCAAAAATTCAGGCTAGGAATGCCAGTCCTGCTGCATTAGAAGAAATATCAAGGGTTGGGCAAGCAAGAGTTCAACAATCGAACGCAGCGGCTGCATCAGCATCAGGTCCTGTAGTAGCAAATCAGGTAGCGGGAAAAACTAGGGCACCGATGATTGCTCAAATGGCTGAAATTGGGAAGGCAGCAGGAAGAGCATTTGGGCTGTCTCTTGTGGTTTCATCTGCGGCTGCATCAGCACCTATGCCCAGGGCAGTCCTTTCTGCTACAGGACACGCTTCTCCCGCACAGGTGTTTGGCCAAGCAGGAACCCAAGACGGAAATCTTTATGGCAAAAGTTATGTGGTTGCAAGAAACGCAACAATAAATGCTTCAGGTTCAGGGTTTAGGCCCACTGGAGGAATGCCCCAAATTGCCCCTGCTGGAATGATGCCCCAAATGGCTGCTCCAACGGCAGGGCTTATGAGTGCTAAAAATGCCGCAGCGCTTAGAATGGCAGACGGCGGAATGACTCCTCAACAAGTTGCCAGAACCATGAGAAAATATGGCGATAGGATTCAGGGTCCAGACAGACCAATACCTCCCACGCCTCCACCAACACAAATGCCGCGCAAGATGGTGAGCCAAATTCTTAGAGAAACTGCAAAAAGAGATATAGGCAAGGCTGCGGGCGCTACTTCAGGGGCAGCCAAAGAAACAGCAAAAGCATTGGGTAGTTTGAAAAAGGATGTATCGGCAGCGGGCACTACTTTACGCAAGTCCTTCGGCAGACTTTTTATAGAATCTGTGGAAGGATTCAAAAAGGGGAGGCAGCAAGAGGCAAGGGTTCAGGACAGAATCAGAAAATATGGCGATGTTTCTCAACAACAACTTAACAAAATGCATTTATTGTCTGCACAAGGAAAGGGGGGGGGGCCAGGAGAACGGCCCTACATGCCAAGATCATTTACAAAAATGTTTGACGATGCAAAGAAACAAATAGGTGCGGGCCTTTCGGGAGTAGCGCAACCATTTAAAGATTTTAAAAAATCTGTTGGGGGCATTGGTAAAGAGTTTAATGAAAGTGTGAAAAAGTCTTTTGCCACTATGCCTAGAACATTTAATGATTTTAAGTCGTCCATGGGCGCAGCCTTTAACAGCACAAAAACGGCGCTGGTCGATGGAGGAAAGGCAATGCGTACATCCATTGGAAACCTAGCCGGAACCATCAAGACAGCAGCATCTAGAATTTTTGGCGGTGGTGCTGGTGGAGGTGGCGGAGGAATAGGCGGCATGTTCGGAATGGGTGGCCGTCCAGTAGACCCAGAAACTGGAATGCCTATGAATTTTGCTCAACGCCATGGTGGAAAAATGATGGGTGCTGGAATGGCTATGTCAATGGCATCAATGGCCCCCTTTATGATGCAAGATGAAGAAGGAAAGTTCATGGGGATGAATGCAAATGCCGCAGGCATGGGTTTGATGGGTGGCGGCATGTTGCTGAGCATGGCACCGATGATGGGTGCAGCAGCGGGACCGATTCTTGGCGTTGCAGCCGCTGCTGGTGTAGCAGGTCTTGCATTATATATGTGGAGGGACTCAGTTGACAAGGCTGCAAAGTCGGCGGCAGAGTTTGGATCAAACCTAGGCGGTACTGCAAACACATTAAATAATTTAGCAACAATGATGGGTAAAGCAACTCCTGCACAAAGGCAAACAGAAAAGCAATTAATGTTTACTCAAGGAGAGCAAGAAGAAAGTGCTAGCCAATTTGACGGTATGTTGAATTCAGAAACAGGGCAAAAACTTATTAGTGATTTGAAAAGCGTAACGGGGCCAGAGAGATTTGCAATACTTTCTGATTATGTTGAGTCTGCTATTGCTTCAGGATTAATGGATGTGGAAACTGCAAAACTATTTACAAAAACTGTTTCTGCTGCCATAGAAGATGGCGTAACGGGGGCAATGGTTCTTTCAAAAATAAGCGAGGGTGTTACTGAAGGGTCTCAAGGTCTTCTTGAGCAAGCCCAAGAACGAAATACCGCAGTTTTAAAAAATGATGCGGTAGCCAGGGTATCTTCTGGAGAAGATGTTGACTATAGAGATTCCGCTACTGCTATCGGCGCTTCTTTTCAGGTTTTGCAAGATTTTGCTAACGCCGCTGCCTTGGCTAAAGAAGAATATGCAAACGGAATAATTTCTTATGAACAGTATATTTCTGTTTTAGATGCATCCACCGCTGCTCAAGCAAGGTATAACGGAGTGCTAAACAATGCCATTAGTAACACAAGTGATTTTGGAGCAACGGCACAAGCGGTGGATTCACAAATAGCGTTACTTGTTACACCAGAACAACAGACCAGGATTAACGAGACGTCAGAAGTAGGGGTCAATTGGTGGGACCTCAACGAAAATCATGACGGCAGAATAAAAGCAGAAATAGAAATAAGAACAATGATGTTGGGCGCAATTCGTGATGGTATGAGTGCAGATACTATTGCCTCAGTTCATCAATATATTAAAGAAAACCCAGAGGGCGTCGCAGCCCAATCCTTTGATAAGTATGAGTCATCGGGTGGAGCAACCGCCTACAAAGCCGCCGCCATCGCAGCAAATGTAGAAGTTATGGGGCTTCCAGGAGACTTGGAAAGTTTATTAACTGAAGAACAATATGTCGATATGTTTATTAAATTTCAAAAAGATGGTGGAGATGCCGCAGATTTAGAGGCATATCTAAACTCTATTCCAGAAGAGCAAACTGTGACCACTGTTTTAGCATTAGAGGGGCTAAGCCCAGAAGACAGAGTAACTCTTATAGATCAATATAATCAATTAGGGGGTATTTTAGGTGCTGAGGCAGCCCAGCAAGTCGATAACGCACTGCGAGCACAAGCAGCAAGAACTCCCGCAGACCCCAATAGACCAGAAGGCCCAACCCTGGGGCAAGAAGAGCAAAGACTTGAAGGAGAACTTTCTGGAGCGCAATCAACACTTGGCACCCTAACAGCACTTGCTCCTGCGGAGGGAAGTCGCACGGAGATTCAACAGCAGAGCATTGACGAGGCTAAAGCAAAAGTAGAAGAACTTCAAAATCAACTAAAAGAAATTAGTTCTGAAATTACAGAGATTAAAATAGGAATGGCTCCAGAAGGTATTGAGGCAATAGAGCAAGCCAGGGAGATGGATGCTTGGTCAGAAGAAGACTTATTGAAAAACATTAAAATAATTTTAGAAACAGAGGGAGACTTAGACAATTTGCCCAAATATTCTAAATGGGCACTAGAATTGGACAGCCTGCCTCCAGAAATAATATCCAAACTTGGAATTGACACAAGTGGTGTGCCAGATGTGAAAGAGTTTGGAGAAATGCTTCCAGAATTAAAGGGGCTTGCTGATGTTCTTTTAACTCTTCCAGAAGAGGACAGATCTTTTGCAACAAACTTTATGATGAGTTACGATGCAGAGGGAAATGGTGAGCCAAAAGACCCTATTCAGTTTGCAAAAGATATAGTAGGTTTTGACAAGTTGGTCGAGGGACTTAGTAGTGAAAAAAGAAATGTAAGAAAAGAAACTGTTGTAGACATCATTCAAACAGTTTTTGATCACAACGGCAATCAGATTGATCCGCAGCAAGCATCTAGTGTTATGAATAGAATGGTTGAAGAGTTGGGAATTGGAATGGCAGAGTTTTTGCAATTACCAACTGATACAATCCTTCAAATAATTGGATTTCAGGTTGAGGTTAACGGATTAAATGAAGCAGCAGAGGCTTATGATAGGTTGGCAAACCTTGCTATGCTGGCAGAAGATAGTGCCGCTGCATCAAAATATGCTGCCTTGGCGACGGCGGCGAGAGAAGCATCTTCTTCTGCTGCTAGATCCGCTGCTGCTGCGGGAATAGTGCGTGGAGGAAACTCCCTCCCGTTTGGCAACGGCGGCGGAGGCGGCGGCGGAGGCGGCGGCGGAGGCGGCGGCGGTACGCCAGAAGCAACTGGTGCAGACATTCTTAAAGAATACATGGAAGACCTAAAGACCCAAAAAACTCTTATTGATAAAATAACAAAGGATGGTAGTACTATTAAATCAGGTTTTGCCCAAGCCTTGAGATTAGCGGGGGCACCAGAACAACTCATTGCCGATATTGTTTCTAAGGGCAAAGATGGCATTAAGATGGCAAAAGAACTTCTTAAAGATAGAGCAAAAAAATTAAGAGAACTAACTAATCTTATGCTAGAGGTAAATAGGCTTGCATTTATAGAATCTCAAAGATCTGCTGCTCAAAGTGCTCGCTCTCAAATGACCGCGCAAAGAGGTTTGCTTAATAGTGGGTTCTCGTTTGGCGTTGCTTCAGACATAGCGTCTGACAGTGACACTGCCCCCGCTGTTGCGGCATCATACCAAAGGCTGCAAGATGCTGAGCGTAATGTGGAAAAGGCTACTAAAAAGGGTAAAGAGGAAAGGGCTAAGGCAAACAAAGAATTGGCGGCAGCCAGAAAAGAGTGGGATGGTTTAACGTTAGCAATTAGACAGAACATTAAGCAACAAGAGAAGTTAGAAATATCCAACCTAATTGGTGAAGCAGAGCAAGAAGCGACTAATGCTGCCAATAAAATGAAAGCATCCATGGCTTTGATTAGCAAGGGCTTTGACATTGGCTTAGTGGGAAGAATGACAGAAAGTGAGGCAGTGTCCAATCAGGTTTCTGCCTATGTAGACAAGTTAAGACAACTAGAAAGACAAAAGGATAGAATTTTAAAGATAGACAGAAAAGATAGAACAGATAAGCAAAAACAAAAACTTAAAGAACTCAACTCTCAAATAGGTCAAACAGAAAGACAATACAACAGACTTATTAAATCTTTGAAAAATCTTTCTACTGCACAGAGAGAGTCCTTGGTAACAGGTGCAAGAGCAGGATTTACCGCAGAAATTACCGCAATAAGAAGGCAGGAAGAGGCAGCAAATATCCTTATGGGTAGCGGACTTTCCTATGACCAGGCAAGTTCTATTGCTCAAGATGATGATAGAAGAGATGCAATTCTTGCCACTGCCCAAGAAGTCGGGCGTCTCGAAAGAAAGCAAAGCAGAGTGGTTGCCCAGGGTGGGGGCTTGAAAAAGGGCACTAAGGCTTATAAAGAATGGAGGGACAGAGTAAGAGGGGTAAACAAAGAACTAGACAGTGCAGAAAAAAATCAACAAGAACTTATCTCTGGGGCCATTGAACTAACAAAAGCGCAGCAGGAGGCCGCTTGGCAGGGCAGGGTTAGAGAAATCGGCAAAGAGGTTGATCTACAGAAAAGACGGGGTGACCTAATCAAAGCCGCTGGAGGAGATCAACTTGTATTAAATTACTTAACTTCCATGTCTTACGAAGACATTGTTTACTTCCTGGGGCTAAGCGCAGAAAAACAAAAAGAGTTTACGGAAAATCTCAAGGAGTCCTTTACCGCAGCAGAAAAAATTGCAGACGCCTTTGATCAAATTAATGAAAGACAAGAATATGCGTCCTCAATAAATAGAGCAAAGGCAAATGAAGAGTTTGGCGTAATGGATAGTTTTAACGAACAAGAAAGATCATTGGGTCGCCAAATTACAGCAGCAGAAAGATTAATGGAAATATCTGAGGATGAAGTAGATGCAATACAAGAGAAAAATGATGATCTTCAGCATACCGTAGATCTAAGACAAAGAGAGATTGATCTGCTTCAAAGAAGGTCTGATGAATATAATCGTGGCCTTGAGTTAATTCAAAGAGAAGAAGACAAGATTAACGAAAGTTATGACGAAAGAATAGAGTCTCTTGAAAAACTAGATCAAATAAATCAGCGAATGCTGGAACGACAAAGAGGCCAAGCCTCTCTTTCTCAAGCATTAAGTGAGGGAGACATCTACGCTGCTACTCAAGCAGCCCAGCAAGTTAAGCAAAGCGAGGCTGCTTATGCTATTGAAGAGAGCCGTCAGGCTCTTGAAGAGTCTAGGCAACAAGAACTTGAAAACCTTGCTACCGACATTAACGGGGTAATGCTCACCAGGGAACAAATAGAAAAAAGAATTGAAACCATTGAAGACGATATTTATGAAAAGAACAAGGCACTACTTCCCATTCAAGATGAAATTTATGAAAATGGATTAAAGATTTACAATATTCAAGAGGACACCCTTGAACCTCTAGAGGCCCAAATAGAATCTTTGACAAGACAACAGCGTGCTATTTCAGATCTTAGAAAATCATGGCAGGACTACTTTGACTTCTTAGAAGAAAATGCGGTTGACACTGAAACTGGCATTAAATTTAAAGATTTGGCTGTTTTAAGACAGTTGTATGATGCTGCGCTTCGACCAGGGGTTACTGAAGAGCAAGCATTTCAAGATGCAACCAATAGTGCCGCAGGGTTTGGAGTAACATTATCAGAAGAGGACATAGCAAAACTTAAACTAGCATTTAAGATACCGATTACTGTTCCAGGAGATGATGAAGGTGCAGGGGATACGCCCGCTGATACTGCTGTTGACTCTGAGGTTATTGACGAAGCCACAGAAAGTTACAAAAAAATGAAGGAAGAGTTAAAGAATGCAAAAGATGAAATCAAAAGCATCAATGAAACAACTTCAGAACTATCTGATGGAGTAGAGAAAAAGGTTAACTCTAAATTCAAAGACACTGGTAAAATTCTTCAAGGTATTAAGAAAAAAACAAAAGATGTTATTGCCCTCATTGGAGATGCAGAGTTTTTGAAAAGTCTTTCTTCTGTAAGAGATAGGTTCGTTAGAATTAAAAATGCTATGGCTGGTGTCAAAGAAGATCTTACTGCCACCATACAACTTATTATAGACTTCCCCATTAAAACGCTAAGTGACATTAAGGACAACTTTGTAGAAATAAACAAGCAGTCAATGGGTATATTGGAAAGCATTAGGTCGTTAATCAAAAGACTTAATAATCTAGATGGAAAGGTAGTCAAGTATAAGGTAATTGAAGAAAGAACCATAAAGACAGTTAGCGGCGATGGTGGCGGATCTGATGGCGGATCTGAACCAAGTAATTCAAACACCCCATTTGCAAAATCATACGAAGATTACCGTGCAGAAACAGCAGCACGCACAGGCTTGTCGGGTAGCAAGTTAACGGCGGAAACCAGAAAGACAATTCAAGCCGATAAGAAGTTTACGGGTGGAATGATCCTTGGCCCAGGTTCCAGAGACTCTGTTCCCGTTATTGCTTCACCAGGAGAGTTCGTTGTTAGAAGTTCAATGGTTGACAAATATGGAATGCCCCTTCTTAATAAAATAAATCAGGGGTCCTTCAGCCCATCTTTTGCAACTCCTGCAACAGGATCTGTCGGTGCAATAAAGGTTAATTCAAATACCAATGCAATTAGCGCTCCAACAATGTATAATACTTATAGTGTTAGTGTTACTGCACATACGAATGCCAATGCCGATGACATTGCGAACAGAGCAGTAGCAAAAATTGCAGAACTTCAAAATAGACAAATAAGGAGTGCTCGTGTCTACTAAATCATACATGCAGGGCAGATATGCATTTTTAAAGGGCGGGACACGACCTCAGGCAATGCTGTGGGCCAATAACCCAGGCACAACACAAGACTCTTATCATGTACCAGAAGGCGACGAAGGCAGTGACTTTATCATTGTTTCGGATCACAATAGATCAGAACTTTCTTTTTCTCAAAATAGAATTGAGACACGAGAAAGAATGCTTAACGGCAATATGAGGTCTTACTGGATCGCAGATAAATTAAATGTTTCCTGTTCGTGGAATAGGCTGCCATCTAGGTCCTTTGATCAATCAGTAAGTTTTGACTCAGATGGCAAGGTTGTGGAAAGCAATTACACATCTTATACCGTAGACGGTGCTGCTGGCGGAGGAGACATGTTGTTTTGGTATGAATCTCATCCAAATCCCTTTTATCTTTATCTGTCTTATGACAAATACAACTCTGAAAGTTTATCCGACAATAACAGGCTTCACACTTATGGTCAGATCATAAAGGTTTATTTTTCTAGTTTTGATCATTCTGTAGAAAAAAGAAGCGGAATGTTAAATAGCAACGGATTTGACTTTTGGAACGTGAGCATTGCTTTGGAAGAGGCGTAATGTTTAATTCTGAAGAGTTAAGCCATCATTTACAGACATCTGAAACCATAGTAAACAAGTCTTTAATTTTTGCAGAGTGGAATTTGAACGATCCAGAAAATATTAAAAGACTGGGAAACTACAGGTATCGACCAAGTTATTCTGCATCCCCATATTACTTAATACCTATGAATTATGATGACTATGACTTAGGAAACTACTATACGGGGGCAACTGACTCAGACACAGTTATTGAGAGTGGGCTGAACAGTCAGGACGAACCAACTCTTTTTGTTGATAAAAAAAGAAAAATGGAAATGCTCTTTTCTTTAGAAGAATGCATTAAACCGTTTAGGCCAAGATCAGGGATCAACAAAGTTCTTTATCTTAATCAGTTTATAGATGATGCAAGGGGAAGCGGATCAAGAAGACCTAGATACTACATGGCCTCTAAAGATGATCAGTTCAAGTACTGGACCTCCTTTAGAACAGAAAAGGGAACCCCCACACCCTATTCTGGTCAAACCGTCAGCAATGCAGAGTCGGAGATTGTTCGAGGGCTATCGTTTTATGATTCTGTCAGCAATAGAAATTATATAGAGGACGCTGCTCCATTTGTTGTGTATAAAGAACCTGTACCCACCAACAAAATAGTGATAAAAATGCAGACAAACACGGGCGAAGAAAATCTAGGAAACCTTAGGTATGGTCAACAGAAGACAATTGAAGATCCACTATACGGTGAAAAAAATAGGTCTACTCCTAAAAAATGGAGGATAGAGGTATTAAAAGAAAATTCATGGATTACCGCAATATCCTTTGATGAGCAGAGTGCCAGAAGAGACGGATCAGAAATAATTAAACATGATGGTTATCTTGAGGTTTCTTATGGGCTAAAGATACCAGAAAGATTTTCTCAGTTTAACTACCTTGGACAAATTTCTAGTGAGTCAATCCTTCCCGATACATCAGACCCTGGTGATGCATTCTTAATTAAAGAAAACGAAAACTCCAGAGGAGTCATCTTTATATATGAAGATAACTCGTGGCAACAGTTTACTCCAGAGTATGGGTGGCAATTAACAGATGAAGAAATAAAAAATAAAACACTAGTTGCTAAGGAGTTGTCCGACCCTGACTTCTTTGTAGAAAACAATATTGATTTTTTTAGAGAGTTTGAGTTTATAGACGGTATCAGAATTGTTGTTCAGACAATGAATAAAAAGAATTGTACCTTTGACCTCATAGAATTTTCTCCTAGACTATTTGCTGAAATCACAGAAAAAGTCAAAGAATTTTCTGTTAAAAAAACTATGGCAGATATGGGAAATAGTTCCCTGCCAGTTGACGGCCTTTACGCTTCAACGGGGTCAATTTCTTTAATGGACGAAGACTTTTCTTTTAATGAAAACAATGTTTTTGATATTGAAAAAAATAAAGGTAGTATAGTTTACAAATATCTTAACAAGAATATAAAGTTTATCTTTTATGAAAACATTAAGGATCAAGACAATGATTTTTATATCCCGATCAAAACACTGTACTCTTCAGGATTGCCTCAAACGCAATCGCCATTGTCTAATGTTTCAGTAGACTTGAGAGACTTTTTCTTTTTTTTAGAACAGTCCAGAGCGCCACAACTATTCTTGACAGATATCTCTTTAAGTAATGCTGTTTTAATTTTATTAGACTTTATAGGATTTAGCAATTATCAATTTAAAAGAATTACGTCAGAAGAAATAGTTATTCCATATTTTTTTGTTGAGCAAGGTCAGAATGTTGCAGAAGTTTTACAAAAACTAGCAAGAGCGAGTCAGACCACAATGTTTTTTGATGAGTATAATAACTTAAACATTTTTTCAAAAGAATACGTTTTGCCCCAAAACGAAGATGATCGTGAATCAAGCGGGTACATCCTGGGGGATATTTATGCAGAATCAAGCAATGATCAACTTTACAAGGTCATTGATTTTTTCTATGAAATAGAGAGCCTGCCCCCAGAACACTATGATGGTGCCTTTATTAGTCATATAGATGACGGAATATACGTTTGGTCTGAACAAAGTATGCAATGGGTCAAGACTGATTTAGCGAAAAAAATATTGCAGCCTAACGTTATTGCCTTGTCTTCAGCAGAAAAAAGAGTTTTTAATGATGGACAAATTAACTATACAACAAGATATTTACAAAGATCTATTGGATCAACAAGTGCTGCTTTAAAGATAGATGAATATAAAAACTATATATACAAGCCAGTTCTTTTGTGGGAGGCTTCGGGCAGCACCAACAGGCAAACAATTAATGAACTGGCAGGGCAATCGTCTGGTTTAGTTTTGGGGGCTATCCCCCTTGGATCTAATTTAACAGATGCAGAACCCTACTCATTTAACAATGAAATATATAACAACATTATCGATCTTGGAGAAAACGTTTATTGGACAACAAATTATCAAGGTTATTTTTACTCTTCGGGGGAAGTCATAAAATATGACGCAATAGAGTACTCCGTTTCAGGATTAAGTAAATCTGTTTGGATCTCTAGTAATCAGCAATATCAAGATTACTTTTCCAAATTGAAGTTTAATGGAAAAATGTATCCAACAGGACGAGTAAGAATTTACTGTCAGCCAGAGTTTGTGATGAATAACGAAGAGTTAAGGATCAAGGATGCAAGGCCAATTCTAGTAAATGGTAGAGGGCAATTCGGAACCACCATTGTTTCACATTCGGCGGGAATAGATGAAGATAGTCACTGGAGGAATAATCAGAACGTATACGGGTCTATTCAGGAAGCGTCTTCCTTTTTGTTTGATTTTAGCAAGTACACAGGCTATCCAATAAATCTTGAAAACTCCAACTGTGGAAAAACAAAAGTTATTGGAGATAACACATATGTTGCAGACAACATAGCGCGGTCATCGTTAAGGCATGGTCTAATTAAAAACTTCTTGGCAGACAAAAATTTTACAGAGTCAGAATTAAGTTACAGAAAAACAACAGAGCCTGGGGCCATTCAATCGTCTGCTTTAGTTTTTTCGGGTCCAGAAGTTTCAGAAACCCTTGGAGCACAAAACTTTGTCTCCCATGTGTATAAAGATTTTTTTGATCAGAACAATGCATCAATTCCATACAAGCATTATGGAACAAGAATGAGAGTTATTGGAAAGGTAGAGTCTGGAACTAACAAGAAGCAAACTCCGTCAAACGCTTTTTCGGTATATACGGGTGGAGTTGATGTCGATGCTGGACAAGAAGCGGCTCCTGCTGAGCCACAAACCACAGAGCAATCTGTTTTTATCTACGGTGGATCGGGAGGATTGGCGATTAATGTGGATAAAGAAAAAAACACTGGATATTATTTTGAAATTTTAGCATTAACCTCGGACACAATAGAAGACTACGTTGGTGAAAATAATTTAACAACTTCTACTGCAAGGATATCCTTAGAAACGCCTCCTCAAACAGTTAACACCCAAGTATATTGTTGGACAGAGGAAGAGTTTGATTTAGTGGTTGGGCAAACCATCGTGGTAACAGGGCTTACTGATGCCAATGATCCAGAGGACGACGGCACTTTGTTAAACGGAGAGTACATTGTGTCCTATGTTGCAGAAAATAAAAAATATTTTGCATATAATATTGGAGTTGAGTTAGACACAACGTCAACAACAGGGGGTAGAGTGTCAACGGTAATAGATGACGAAATTCAATTGGCAAATGTATTTTTTTATAAAGTAGTTGCAGATGAAAATGGTAACGCAATTCCTTATAAATTGTGGACAGGGCTATCTGCAATAAATGTTGATTCTGGAGACTTTTACGGCCAGTCCAGAATATTTGGGGAGGCGGCTACAACTGTATACGATTTGGCAGCAGAGTACGTTAACTCTGGCTCTACAAGAACATTTTACCTATACTTAAATGATAAGCAGGTGGCCGTTGTTGAAGACGTTGAACCGCTAGAAGAAAAAAATTCTGTTGCCCTTTTTGTAAGGGGGAGCAGTAAGTGTATGTTCGAAAACGTTTACGCTCTATCTCAAAACTATTCTCAAAACTCTGTTTTTTCTGTTCAGGATGGGGTGTCGGACGTCTTTGGTGATCAAGAGATAAACGTAACAGAAGCGTTTAGAAAATATTCAATAAGCGGAATTATTCAAAACACTTACTTGTCAGGAATAAGTTCTTTAGAAGATCCAAAATATAGAATGTATTTTGAAGAATTTGGTTCAATAATGAGAGAGGCAGCATACTTTAATGTTCTTTACGATAGAGCCTTTCCTGCACTTTACGCAAAATTAATGAAAACTCAAAATCATCTTAAGGGGTATACGGTCTCTGGGTTCTATGCATGGTCATACGGCGCTGAGTTTTTAATATTTAATTCGACTGACTTTGCTATAGCGCTAGACGACACCAGTGGGAATTATTTGAGAATAATGGGGGTGGCGTTTACGCAAAGTACAAGTAATACTATAAGTGTTGACGACTTGTATAAGAAAAGATCTAATCTATTAGACAACAGGCTGGGTAGTAGCAATGTCTTATCAAATTCATTAAATGTTGATCAAGAATACAATAGAATTAAAAACAGTAGGGATAAGTTTGGTAAGAATGATTTAATAATAGAAACCCCTTACATTCAGACTACTGACGCTGCTGAAGAAGTTTTTAGTTGGATCATAGATAAGGTGTCTAAGCCAAGACAAATATTTGGAATAAAAACTTTCGGCACCTTCAATTTGCAACTTGGGGATATTGTTAAGGTAAAGTTGCAGAACAACGATGGGATAAACGTTTTGTCACAAGATGAAAAAAGATTTGTAATATATCAAATAGATTATTCTAGAAGCAACTCTGGCCTAGAGTTAACCTCCTATTTGGTGGAGGTGTAATATGGCTAATAAAAAAAAGCCACCAGGGTTCTCTACTCAAAAAAATATAATTAATCAGTCATATAAAGATGGCAAGATAACAAAAGAAGAGCGTGCCTTTTTCATAGAAGACTTGAATATTTTTGCCTCTGATGGAAAAATTTCTGCGACAGAAAAAAATGCAATTGCTGAAGAAATAAATATTTCTCAAGGAATATTTCCTAAGCCACCCAGTGCCCCACCGCCACCGTCTTCCCCCACACCGCCTCCATCATCGCCACCCCCATCATCTTCAAGCCCGACTCCACCACCAGCCCCAGTGATTCCTGCAACTCCCGCGCTGCCACCTCAACCACCACCACCCGCGCCACCCGCTATTCCGTTGCTGCCTCAGCCAACCAGTTTTGCTGTAAAACAAGCCGACCCAGATATCATTGTTTTTGACGAAGCCATAGATCCAGATTTTATAGTTGAGTCATTTTTCGAGGAATTTGGAGGAACAGAGTTAATAAAAATCTCCAGGTCTGACCTTATCTTTTCTTCAAAAACAGATTTAATTAATATTAAAAATATTGAAGAAATTCAACAAATTTTTTCATCAAAAAACATAATTCCTATTAAGTCTGTTCAGAACAACTTTGCAAGGTACGGCATAGACCTTTTTAAAAGAAATGTTTTTTCTCCGTTCTTTGACGACAATGGCAACTTGATTATTGAAATAGGTAATGTTAGATCGCATGAGGTTATTGACGTAGAGGTATTGCGTAGTGGTACAATTGACGAGGTGGGTTGAGTATGATTACTAATGGTGGCAAAGAGTTAATCTCAAAATATCTTTTGGGCCAAATTGCAGAGTACGCCACACATATTTCTATTGGCGCGGGGGCAAAGCCACTAGGGGTTGCTGATGAATACCCATCGGCATCTGTTTTGCAAGTTAAAGAGCAGATGGATTTTGAAATGGCTAGAGTCCCAATCGTATCTCGTGGATTTGTCAATGATGCGGGGGAAATTAAAATTACCCTTACAGCAGAACTTCCAGTAGAAAATAGATACGATATAACAGAAGTGGGACTATGGTCAGCAGGATCAAATGTTATTGCATCGGGCTTTGACAGCAGGATTATTTTTACCTTCAATGAGTCCTGGGAAAAACATGGATTGACCATTGAGCAAATACCAGTTCTGGATACCATAGGGCAATCAGGAGACATCACAACAACGGAAAACATTTTCTACGTTTCTTCTAGTGACAGCACCCTAAGGAATAACTCAAGAGCATCTAGAAAAGAAGGGCCAAGGTTTTTAAATAATAAAATTATAATGCGTGGAGACACCGCCGACATCACTTCTAATCACGTTGAAGTTACAGGAGCGCAAATGTTTTCAAGTGTGACCTACTATACCGTGTCCTCACTTCCTGGTTTTTCGGTAGGAGACAAGATAACCATATCAGGATGCTCTAATAGTATATTTAACTTTTCCGAAGCAGAGGTAATTTCTATAGTATCGCAAGGCTCAGATTATCAGATCGAAACAAATAAGTCTAGATATGTAAGTAGTTTAGCCCCAGGTCAGGTAGGAACGGGGTCAATCACCTACTCTGGACCAGGACAGGCATGGGAAACAGGCTCTTGGACAACATCATCAGGGTCTATTCACATGCACAATAACGCAGTTAACTTTGACATAAGCAACAACTCTCCTAACGATAAAATTAAATTAGCGATTTCTTTAATCGACAAGACAGCCACTGCTGATTCAGGAGATCCAGATAATGTAAAACTAATATTTAATTTCTATAGAAACGAAGTAACAACAACTAGGGGATTTGCAAAAAAAGAAATATACATAGATGGATCGGAGTTTTCTGATTCAAGATATAGAGTCATAGAGATTCCAATTTCTGATCTCATTACTTCACCAGACTACACTTCTTATGAATCAAGGACTTGTACGGTTTTTGCTTCTGTAGAAAAAACTGGATCACCATCTTCTGACTACTATGTAGCCCTAGATGCTTTAAGGCTGGACAATGTGTCAACAAATAATCCTTTATACAAAATGATTGGCTACTCTGTTATAAAGGATAATGGGGAGCCTTTGGTCAAGTACCCCAACACAAACAATTATGTAGAATTTAGATTCTCTCTGGGGATATAAGAAATGTCCAATAGCCTGTATTCTGTTGATCAGGAATTCACCTCTAAATTGTCCATACCCTTTAGCAATTTCAAGGAAGTAGACGCTTATGATAATATTTTTTTTATAAGGTTCAGAATATCTACTGAAGATAGAAACATCTCCTCATACTGGTCTCCAGTTTATTCAGTGGATTCAGATTTTCTTTATGAAAATGGTACATCTCAAGTGCCCGGAAAAATAAACCTTGAGAAGATAGGGGCTAATTCAGTAGACTTGTCATGGGATGAGGTTGTTGTTTATAAAGGAAGTAAAGATTTAGAGGTAGGGGTTATAGAAAACTATGATGTTTGGATAAGGTGGTCTGGATCATCTCTTGCGAATCCAAGCGACTGGATATACAAAGAAAGAATTGGCACAACGTCAAATAACATCTTAATTCCAGAACACTACCCCTATCCAGTTTCTTCAAACGCTACTGGTGGAACCACTCTTACTATTGAAACGTCTCTCACCATCCCTATAAACTTACAAGGACAAAAAATTATTTTTACAGCAGGTAAGGGAGAGGGAAATGAAAATACAATTCAGTCGAACACCATTGGGAGCAACTCAACTATAACTCTTAAAAGTAATTTTCAACACGAAAATTCTTCTAGTACTCCAGACGTTACAACGGTATTTCAAATAAACAATTATGGAGAACCAGAAGAACTTTTTGTAGAAGTTTATCGTCCAGGTAGGCCAGCACTAAGGCATGAAGGATCTTTAAGTATTGATCAAACACTTTCTGCAAAAGCGACCAAAGAGTATGGGGTGGTAGAGTCGGCAGGGCTTTCATTTTTAAATTCACACGGGTACGCAACGGGGTCTTCTGTTGTGTACTCTTCAGACAACCCGATGATAGTGCCAGGAGCGGGTCTCCTTGCAAGTGGCCAAACTTACTATATAAGGTCTGATGAGTCAAATAAAATTGCCCTATATCCAACAAAAACTGATGCAGAAGAAAATACAAATCAAATATTTCTTGCACCAAGATCTGATATATCTGTGTCGGTTGGGTATTTAATAGGAAAAAGATTGTTGGCCTATGAAGGTAGCCTTCTGACGCTGTGATGCGGTATAATTAGAGAATGGCAAAAATACCGTTACCCGATAGAGGGCAGCCCCTAGACGTTACATATCTTTATCAAATTACAAACGCAGTAAATGAACTAGCAGATTCAATATCTACTGCCACAGGAAAATACGCAACCATTGATAGTAGGGTTGCTGGAAAACAAAATTTTAAAATTCCTGATATCAGAATATTTGCAGGTTATGTGGATGTGGCAAATGCAGTAAACGTCAGCCCAGAAACAACCATAGAAAAATCAGTTGACTTCGGTTCAGCATTTAAGTATCCCCCCATAGTAGTCCCTGGTGTTGTAAACAACAACACTCAGTCTGCTGGAAACGACACTTCTGTTGTCGTTAGTTCTGTAACCACAACTTCTGCTAGTTTTAGAGTAAAATTTAATATCAGCGGTGAGGTAAGTGTGGGTGTAAATTATCTAGCAGTTGGAGTTCCCGCATAACGATTGTGGTATAATTTTTGAATTATGTTGAAATGTAAAAAATGTTTTGGTAGAATGTTTATTGATAGAGCATTTACTCAATACAACCACTTAGAAACATTTTGCATTCGCTGTGGCGCAAGAAGATTTTATAAAGATTTTTATAATACTAATGGAGAAGCAGAGGCAATATGGCACATGGAGCAAATGAGGATGGCTCGCTCAATATCCCAGTGATACAAAGGCCAAGAAGAAGAACTTGGTTTTTGGATGGAGATATAGTAAGAATGGTTCATGTCAGCCGCGCTCAAGGCATAGTGACTTTATGGAACTGTACCAAGGAGTTAAAGTTTTCTATGACTATGGCCGAATTTAAAAAAAAAGAAAAAGGGCCTACACCGTTGCAGAGACAGCAAAACTCCTCAACTATCATCGAAAGAGTGTCCCAAGATTAGTAAAATCTGGTCTGCTCCCTCCACCCGTAGGAGAACTCCCTGGAGGAGAAAGGGCTTTTCATTACCTCAGTTACTACAGCGAAGACCATATTTGGGAGGCAAGGGAGTTAATGTCTCAGACCCATATTGGATGCCCGCGAGCAGATGGATTAATAACAAATAATAAGATTCCAACAGAACAAGAACTCCGCCATGCAATGGGTGACGGGCTTATTTATTATGTACAGAACGAAGAGGGAAAGTTTATTCCCGTCTTTACCGAAACAGTATAGAGTTCTGGACATTGCTTTACTTTAATGGTATTGTTTTTTCATGGACAAGGAGGCGTTTAAATGGAACCAACAAAAATTCAATGGTCAATAGGTTACACAAAAAACTTAGGCAACTTTGAGTCTCTAAGGCTTGATTGTCAGGTATCCGATTTTGTTAGAGAAGAGGAGTCAGCACAGGAGGCTTCTTCTAGAGTTTATCAATTTGTAGAGCAAGAACTCGTTGAAAAATTAAAAGAAATTCAAGAGGAAGTTTCTTAATGGCCGACAGGAAAAATAGGTTTGCCCTGATAAGTGGTTTCGAAAAACACTACAGGGTTAATGGAATGACTAAGCCAGAGATCAACAAGTATGGAGAGCAGTGGGCCGCAGATGCTCTCCTAGAGTCGTTTGAAGTTGATGATTTAAAGGATGCCATAGAGTACTATTTTTACATATCCCATAGGCCAACCTGGAAGGGGTTCGCTAACAACGCGGATAAGTTGATAAATGCTGTGCGAATTAAAAAAGAAGACGATGCGCTGCGGGCACAGATGAGAATTAAGGCAAAGGAGTGGATGAATGAATCTAGAGGCTAAGACAATTTCTGCTGTATTAAATGACAAGCAGATTCATGTTCTTTTACAGGCGAACATTGATAGATTATTGCGTACCCATAACGATGTCTGGGACTTTATTCATAACTACTATGAGCAAAATCAATCAAGCCCATCTCCTAAACTTGTTAAGGAAAAGTTTGCTGACTTTGAGTATTCTGAAGATACAGGTGCTACCAAGCATCACCTAGAAGAATTGCGCTCTGAGTATCTTAACGACAACGTAAAGATTATGTTGCGCGAAGCAGCATCTGATGTCAGCGAGGGGCAGTCTCTGGCCGCTCTGGACAACATTCTTAAAGAAACGGCACGGCTAAAAAATATTACATCACCTGCAAGAGACCTGGACGTATCTAATGTTGATGACGCTATCTCATATTATGAGAACGTAAAGCGCCAACAGGAGTCTGGCACTTATGGCATATACACAGGAATCAAGGGGTTCGATAACTTTATGCCGTCTGGAATTATGCCTGGAAACTTTGGCATTCTTCTTGCCTACCCTGCAATCGGAAAGTCGTGGATGGCTCTTTATTTTGCCGTCGCCGCATGGAAAAAGGGAAAGTCTCCTCTCATCGTTTCTCTTGAAATGACTGAAACAGAGGTAAGAAATCGTATCTTTACTATTCTAGGAGAGGGTCTTTGGTCTCATAGGCAGTTGAGTATGGGTAATGTAGAAATAGATACAATGAAAAAGTGGATGAATAGAACCTTTGAGGGTATGCCCCCATTGCACATCATATCTAATGACGGTATCGGTGAAATTAGTCCTAGCGTTCTTAGAGGCAAGATAAATCAATACAACCCATCTATAGTTTTTCTTGACTACCTTAATCTAATGACTAGCAATCACAGAACAGATAGCGAAGTTGTTAAAATGAAAAACCTTTCTAGAGAACTTAAACTTCTTGCAATTAGTGAAGAGATTCCAATTATCGCCATCTCTTCTGCAACACCAGACGATGCTACAGACATGAATAGCGTGCCAACCCTAGGTCAGACCTCCTGGTCTCGCCAGATTGCCTATGATGCAGACTTTTTGCTAGCACTAGGGCGATCACCAAATAGTGATGTGGTAGAGTGTGTCTTTAGAAAGTCCAGAAACGGTCCATTGGGAGATTTTTTGGTTCAGGTAGATTTTGACAGGGGCATTTTTAGAGACAGAGAGTTTGACGATAATATGTAAAACCTTAAACATAATTAATAATGTATAATTTAATCTATGAGTTTCCTTCATAAAAGAATAAAAATGTTTAGTCTAGATGGTAAGATATTAGACGATTCATGCATTGCCAGAATGAGGGAGCAGTACATCCTACTACTTTCCGACTCCATGAGGAGTCAGGGGTACGTTATGAGAATAGATATAGATCCAGACTGGTCAATATCATATACAGGCTCAGACTATGACTTTATGCTAAGCGTTTATGGCGCATTTTTAGGAAAGAAGAATTCACTATGTATCGAAGCACTAGACAAAAACAGGCCAATATATATACCGAAGAGCAAATTAGATCGGTTATCTCAAAATCAGGAATCGAAATAGCATCTGAGGTAGAATCAGATTTCTTAATTTTTTGCCCATTTCATAATAATCACAGAACCCCAGCGGGAGAAGTGTCTAAAACTTCAGGAACATTTTTTTGTTTTTCTTGTCATGAATCAAGATCTTTTATAGAACTTCTAATGTTCTACACAAAGAAAAGTTTTTTTGAGGTTACTCGTCTAATTAATAGTTATGAAAAAAATATTGACATAGTGGATGACGTTTCTTCTTTTTTAGAAGAAAAGCAAGAGTTCCATCCGTTTGATAGGCTTCTTATAAAAAAACTAAACAATCAAGCACTAGACTCCCCTAGGGCGATAAGATACTTTGAGGGAAGGCGCATCAGTAAGGAGTCTGTTTCATCGTTAAGTCTGGGGTACAGTGAAAAGCAAGACATGGTAACCGTCCCCATCTCAACTCCAGACGGAAGTGATTTTGTTGGTTTTGTTGGAAGGTCAATTGAGGGAAAGAGTTTTAGGAATACGCCAGGGCTACCAAAATCAAAAGTGCTCTTTAATTTACATCGGAACAAATATAAGGATCATGTTTATGTTGTTGAGTCGTCCTTTGATGCGATAAGATTACATCAATGCGGAGTTTCTGCTGTTTCCACTTTGGGTTCAAGTGTATCAAAAAAACAAATAGATTTATTGAAAAAATACTTTAACTATGTCATTCTTATTCCAGACAACGATGATGCTGGAAGAGATATGTCAAAAAAAATTACAGAAGTTTTAGGCAAACAGTCCATTTCTATTGGATTGCCTAATAGGTTCAAGGATATTGGAGACCTTGCTGACTCAGATATTCTTGAACTAACCAAGAGGGTCGATGACCCATTACTAGCGATATACTAAAGGAGATATAAGTGTCTATTTTAAAAGGATTAAAGGAAATGGAAAAGGCTTTGGTTCGACCCGCTGCTTCGTCTGAGGGTGGGCTTAAGGTTAGATGGCTAAAGTTGGATGATCAGCAAAGTGCAAAGATTCGCTTTATTAACGAACTTGACGAAGATTCTCCACACTATGACCCAGAAAGAGATCTGGCCATTGTTGTTTCTGAGCACTCAAACCCCAAGGATTACAAGAGAAAGGCTGTCTGTACCGTAGATAGCGAAGGACGTTGCTTTGGGTGTGAGATGGCGAGAAAGGAGCCTAAGAGCGGGTGGAGAGCACGATTCCGGTTTTACATCAACCTTCTGGTAGATGACGGCCTTGAAGATCCATACGTTGCTGTTTGGTCTCAGGGTGTTGGGAAGCAGTCCGCGTTCAACACTTTGCGGGAGTATGCCGTAGATACTGGCTCTATTGGAAATAGAACTTGGAGAATGAAGCGTCAGGGCACAGCCACAGACACCACCTACATCCTTCTCCCAGGTGACCCCGATACAGAGAAGTACGATTGGTCTGGCGTAGAGCCTTTTAATCTCGAAAAGGTTGTTCGAGAAGTTCCATACGCTGAGCAAGAGGCATTTTATCTAGGGTTTGATGCCCCAGCACAAAGCAATAATACAAACATTGACTGGTAGAGGTGTGGCCCCAGGAAACTGGGGCACATCTAAAGGGATTGGACTATAGTGGAAAATCACAATTATCAAGCGTTGCACCTGCATACTGACATGGGGTCACTTATGGATGGGGTAGCCACGCCAGAAGAGTACGCCGACCGCGCATCAGAAATTAAGATGTCTGCTATAGCATGTACTGATCATGGAAGCCTTTCTGCTCACAGAAGGTTTTATCGAGCAGCAAACAGCAGGGGAATAAAGCCTATTCTAGGGGTAGAAGCATACATTACTGGAGATAGGTTTGATAAAAGAGATAAGTCTGAAAGAACAACTCCCCTAGACCTTGTTTACAACCACATAGTTATATTGGCAAAAAATGATCAAGGGCTTGAGAACCTTAATCGTCTCAATGAAATAGCCTGGAATGAAGGTTTTTATAGAAAGCCAAGAATTGATTTTGAAGTCTTAGAGAAGTACCGTGAGGGTCTTATCGTTTCCTCTGCCTGCATGTCTGGGCTGCTTAATAAGGCGATTGAGGTTGATGACTACGCCGCAGCAAAGGCACACCTTAATTGGTTTGGAGAAAGGTTTGGGGATGACTTTTATGTAGAGATAATGCCACACAATGTTAAGGGCATGAACAAGTCATTGATAGAGTTGGCAGATGCCAACGGTCACAAGATCATTGTCACTCCAGATTGTCACCATGCGACGGTAGATCAAAAAGTTATCCAAGAGATCATGTTAATCAACAACACTCATGCAAAGGTTCAGAAGGATACCTCTTACGAAAAGTCTAGGAAAATTGAAGACCCCATGAAAAGACTTGACTATCTTTATGGGGAAGGGCGAATGATGTCATTTAATAAGTTTGACATTCACCTCCTTTCAGGTCAGGAAATGCACAAGGCAATGGGAGAAGACTCTCGAACAGATATGTTTGAAAACACTAATGAGATTGCCAATAAGGTAGAAGAGTATACGATGCATCGCAACCTTAACCTGTTGCCTGTGGAGCATAAGAATCCAGATGATCAGATCAGAAAGAACTGCTTTTCTTGGCTGAAGGACAAGGGGCTTGAGGAAAATGAAGAGTATGTAGGCAGACTTGAAGAAGAACTTGACGCTATTAAACAGAAAAGGTTTGCGTCATACTTTATTGTTGTTCAGAACATGATTAACTGGGCAAAGAAAAATGACATCATGGTTGGCCCAGGGAGAGGTAGTTCTGCTGGATCTTTGGTTTGCTATGCTTTAGGCATCACCGACATTGACCCCATTAAGCATGGTTTGCTATTTTTTAGATTTATTGATGGTGGTTCTGCTCAATACGATCCAAAGTTTAATGTGATATAATTTAAACATGGGTATAGATACTGATGTTCAAAAACAAATAAAAAGTTTGTACTTAAGTGGAAACTCAGGACATAAAATTTCTCAAATAACTGGTATCTCTAGTGGAACGGTGTACAATTATCTAAAACTATTAGGCATAACTAGGTCCAATAAAATAAACTCCAGAAAATATTCTTTAAATCATGAGTATTTTTCAGAAATAGATTTAGAGCATAAAGCCTACTGGCTAGGATTTATTCAAGCCGACGGATATCTTCTGACTGGCACTCCCGGAATTGGAATTGCACTAGCAGAGGTGGACAGGGGGCATCTAGAGAAATTTAAAAACAGTATTGAGGCCGATTATCCAATAAAAACATATAGGGGGAATGGGTATTCTCAAAACGATTATGTCAGGATAATAGTTAAAAGTGAAAAAATGTGGAACGATTTAAACAATCTGGGAGTTACTCCCCAAAAAACAAAAACAACGCTTCCCATAAAAGTAGATAAAGGACTTGAGCGGCATTATATTCGTGGTTTAATGGATGGGGACGGCTCAATAAAAATAAGTAAAAGTTCAAAGGCTGGGTATCGTGGAGACTTTGTTTCTGCCACTCCAGAAATGGCTACATATATTGCAGACGCCCTTGGAAAGGGTGCAGTAAGATTTGATAAAAACAAAAATGTTTGGTACAGTGAATTTACTCTAACAATAAAGAATTTGGACTATTTATATGACGAAGCAACTGTCTATCTTTCAAGGAAACATGCAAGAGCGGTTCTCGGAAGATCTAGAATTTCAAAAGTTAGTTAAGTTAGTAGAAGAGTCAAAAAAAGATTTTGATATATCTTGGGCAAGTGACGAACTTTACGCTATCGGCAGACTAGGTATGTCTAATTATTTTTTGGAACTTCTTGGGAAAAGAGTAGACAATCCAAATCATTCGACGGTAGCCTATGCAATTGGAGTTACTGGTGACCGACCTACATCCTATCCCGTAGGTCTTGTTGTAGACCGTGGAAGAGACGACGCTGCCGATATTGACTCAGACATAATGGATAGCCGACGCGAGGAGGTAAAGGGCTACCTGGAGTCTCAATATAAGCACGTTGCATCCATTGCCACTTTCCTTCAATTTAAGGATAAGGGTGTTGTTCGAGATGTGGCAAGATGCTTTAACATTCCTCTAGCAGATGTTAATCGTGTGCTAAAAACGGTTGATACATGGGAAGAGTTTACTACTTCTAAAAATACATTTTGGTTTAGAGAAAAGTATCCAGAGGTGGAAGTTTATGGAGATCAGTTAAGGGGTAGAGTAAGAGCAACAGGTGTCCACGCAGCAGGTGTTGTCACCTCAAAAATTCCCATTAGCAAGGTTGCCCCCATGGAAACTAGAAGTGTGACTGGTAGCACCAGCAGACTTCCTGTGGTTGCAATAGACATGGACGAAGCAGCAGACATTGGCCTAATTAAGATTGATGCTCTGGGACTAAAGACTCTCACTGTGATTAGCGATACTCTCAAGGTTGTTAAAGATAGACACGGGAAGAAGATAGACCTGCATTCGATAAACATGGAAGATCCAAACGTGTACTCCATGCTTTCCGATGGCCATACAAAGGGTGTGTTTCAGTGTTCTGCTGCCCCATACACAAGCCTATTGATAAAAATGGGGGTACGCAAGTTTGATGAACTTGTAGCGTCCAACGCTCTTGTTCGTCCAGGTGCTATGAACACCATTGGAAAAGAATACATATCCAGAAAGTATGGTAAAAGTAATGTGGTGTATTCAACCCCGATTATGAAAAACTTTACAGAAGAAACCTACGGAACAATTTTGTATCAAGAGCAGGTTATGCTTGCCTGCATAAATGTTGGTGGCATGACTATGGGCGAAGCAAATAAGGTTAGAAAGATTATTGGCAAAAAGAAAGACGCCCAAGAGTTCGATCAATTTAAAGAGTTGTTTATTCGTAATGCTACTGCAAAAATAGGCAAGAAAGATGCTGAAAAAATGTGGCATGATTTTGAGGCACACGCGGGGTACTCTTTCAACAAGAGCCACGCTGTAGCATACTCAACCCTGTCTTACTGGACTGCATGGCTTAAGTATTACTACCCTATTGAATTTGTCTTTTCTCTACTTAAAAATGAAAAGGACAAAGACATGCGTACAGAATATCTTATTGAGGCAAAAAGAATGGGCATACCAATTAAATTGCCACATATTAATGATTCAGGCGCAGACTTTAAGATTGAAGGAAAGGGTATCCGATTTGGGCTTTCTTCAATTAAATTTATATCCGATACCATTGCTAAAAGATACATTGAAAGCAGACCATTTAAGAGTCTAGAAGAGGTCAAGGGGTTCTCGTTTACCAAGGGTAGCGGAGTAAACAGTAGAGCGCTCAATGCCATGAACCTAATTGGCGCTCTAACCTTTCCAGACAATCCCATAGATGAAAAACAAGTTAAAGAAAACATGTACGAGTACCTAAATTTGCCAGAGTTTGTAACTCAGATTCCCCAGCACTACCATGCCCACATATCAACCGTTGAAGACTTTGACGAAAAGTCTGCTTTAATTTTGATGGGCATCGCTAGGGGGATAAAAAGAGGCAAGGGCTGGAGCAGAGTTGACATACTAGACTCTACTGGTGCTGTAGGAGTTTTTGATGATGAAGACACCTCCTTGGAACCAGGAAGGACGTACATCTTCTTAATTGGGTCTAATAGAATCCTAGAAGCAGTTCCTGTAGAAGATGTGGGTAAAAGTGATTCAGCGCTGGTACGGGCACTAAATTATAAGCAAGTACCATTCGGTGAAAAAGAGTATTTGGTTGTCAAAATCGCTCCACGCATAACTAAATCTGGGTCAAGAATGGCTACGCTGATATTAATGACTCACGAGCGAGAATTTATTTCATGCATTGTGTTTCCTAGCAAATTCTCACAAATGTATGTTGGGTTACAGGAAGGATCGGCATATAAGATTGACTATAGCATTAATAAGGACGATGACCTTATTTTCCAAGATATTGTGCAATGACAAACGCTAAAATAATAAAAAACGTTTGTGATATAATTAAAGACATGAGAACTGCAAAAGATATAGTGGTTGGAGATATTGTTGGTACAATATTAATAACTAAAAAACAAATTGAGCCATATTATTCTAAGACTAGCATGATGTTCTATGGCATATGTGAAACATGCAATATTGAAAGAAAGTTATCTTCATCACATGTTGGAGTAATTTTAAGGGGACGAGGTGGTGGCTGCCATTGTAGTAGAAGGAGATCGGGAACAGATACAGAGTATAAGTGGAGATATCAAAGTTATGCTCAGGCCGCAAAAAAAAGAAATCTTGAGTGGGAACTAAGTTACGAGCAGTTTCTTGACGTAACTCAGCAAAATTGTTATTATTGTGGCATACAACCAGAAATGCGTCCATCTCACCACAAGAGATGGGGCTTTAAGTTCCCCATGTCCGGAATAGATAGAGTTGACTCAGCAAAGGGATATGTGGAAGAAAATATAGTGCCATGCTGCTCTCACTGCAATCAAGCAAAATGGGACCACAGCACCGAAGAATTTTTAGACTGGGTAAAAAGAATTTATACTAATCAATTTCAGGAGGTTGTTAATGCTTAATGATTTAGACGATGTTGGTTTTACTATACACAGCAATGCAGTAGCAAAGGGTTTTTATGAATCGCTAGAAAGAATGGAGGAGCAAGACTTTATCCTGTTCAAGTTGAAGCAACTAGCGATGATTCACTCAGAGGTTACAGAAGTTCTAGAAGCACTAAGAAAAAATAAAGGAGCCGATGTAGTTGCTGATGAGATGGCGGATATTTTTATTCGTCTCATGGACCTTTATAGTTTTATGAGATTAAATAATGATGTTGATAAATCAATGGCGCAAGCGGTCAGGGAAAAGATGAACCTTAATTCTGATCGACCAAAGATGCATGGCGTTCTGGCATGAGCGACCTGGAAGAAGTCCTTGCAAATCTAAACCCTAAACTAAGAAAAAAAGTATCCCTGGGTTCTGAAATGGAGAAGACTAGGTTTGCAAAAACACCATCCTTTGGCTTAAATCTAGCGCTCAACGGAGGGTTGCCTTATGGTAGACAGATTCTTGTCTACGGAAATAAGTCAAGCGGAAAGTCTTCCTTCTGTTTACAGATGATCGCCGATGCACAAAAGGAAGGCAAGGTGTGTGCATGGATAGATGCAGAGATGACATTTTCTCCAGAGTGGGCCGAACTTTTGGGGGTAGACACAGAAAAACTTATTGTCTCTACCGCAAGAACAGTCAACGATATGGTAGATGTAGGTACTGACTTGATGAAGGCGGGAGTAGACTTAATTGTTGTAGATTCAATATCTGCACTACTCCCCGCTATTTATTTTGAAAAAGATTCAAATGAGTTAAAGCAACTAGAGAACACTAAGCAGATGGGTGCAGAGGCTAGGGATATGAGCAACGCAGTAAAAATGCTCAACTACGCAAACAACCAAGACGGCGCTACACTGCTAGTTTTTATCAGTCAGGTAAGGAACAACCTTGGATCTATGTATGTTAGTCAGATACCCACTGGAGGTAAGGCAGTTATGTTCTACTCTTCTACCATAATAAAACTCTTTTCTTCTGAGTCTGACAATCAGGCCATCAAGGGAAAGATTTACTCAGGAGACAAGATCATTGAAGAAAAGATTGGGAGAAAGGTTAGATGGGATGTTCAGTTTTCAAAAACATCTCCAGCATTTCAAACAGGAGAATACGACTTTTACTTTAGAGGACAGGATGTCGGAATAGATCAGATTGCAGACCTTGTTGACACGGCTGAGTTAAGAGGCTTTGTTGAGCGTGCAGGAGCATGGTATACCGTTAATGAAGAAAGGTTTCAGGGTAGAGAAAAACTTATTGCAGGAGTAAGAGAAGACTTAGATCTTCAAGATTTTCTAAAGAATAGAGTTGTCGGTGAATAAGTTTAGCGTTTTCCCTGGGGAATTTAAGTGTCAAAAATGCGATCTAAGTGTAGACAAACTAAGGCTGTGGAAAGATACCTTGGACCTTACATGGTTTTGTGAAAAAAAGCATACTTCAAAAGTTTCTTTGAACATTAAGGGGTATTGAGGATGAGAGATTATGCAAAAGAAGAAAGGCACGAATTAAATAAAATGGGTGCTAAGGCCCACCGTAACAGTGGGCGTGGCAAATACCAGAAGGCAGATGGCAACCTTCCTGACTTTATAGTAGACACAAAGTCTTACGAAAATGGATTTCGTATTACTCCAAGTGTCTGGGCAAAATTATGCACAGACGCCATCAAGACTGATAAAAATAAGTCACCACTGCTCCACCTCTCCCTAGGCCCAGAAGGACGCAAGGTTCGTCTTGTAGTGATAGAGCAATCTATGTTCGAGGATATAATGGAAAGGGCAATCGATGACAGCGCTTGAAGAAATAAATGATCTATATGAGGTTGCAGAATATATGCAAGACCAAGAATTGACTCAGGCGCTAGAGTTTATTGCTAAGATTATTTTAAAGCCAGACATACCTATTCAAGTTGCTCAAGTTGAATTGCTGAGACTTCAGGGTATTCAAATGAAACTCAGCCTAAGGGCAACGTATATGGCTAACGTAGATAAATCAGATAGGGCAAAGAAAAACCTTTACTATACGGCAGCAGAATCGCTCAATAATTTTTGTCAGACTCTAAAATATTCTTTACGATAAAAAATCAAGATGATATAATTATACTCTAATTAGATGGGAAAAAAATGGCAACGAACTTTTTAAAACAAATGCTAGACAAGCAGCCCGAGGGTCCGATTGATACAAAGGCCCTTATATCAAAAATTGAAGAAGGATACCTAGTTGACCAGGGCACATCTTTTAAAACAAAGAAGACCTTTAGCCCCTCCTCACTGGTATATGGCAATGGGGCATGTCCAAGATATTGGTTCCTAGCATTCTCTGGGGCAGACTTTACTTCCGACAACAGTCCCTACGCTGTGGCGAACATGAGCAGCGGGACTATGGCTCATGAGAGAATTCAGAAGGCAATAGAAGACTCAGGGATAATGGTGGAAAAGGAAAAGAGAATCGTATCTCAAGATCCTCCAATTTTTGGATTTGCTGATGCTATTGTTCAGTGGGGAGAGGAGCAGCCAGTGGTTGAAATTAAGACCATGAGGGAAGAAGCCTTTTCCTATCGTAAACATGCAAAGCCGCCCAACTATCACTTGATGCAGTTGATTGTCTACATGAAGGTTCTAGGAAAAAAACTTGGCCTACTTCTATATGAAAACAAAAACTCTCATGAACTTCATGCAATTACGGTAGAGTTGACGGAAGAGCAGATGGCATGGGGAGAATATGCTTTTGATTGGATGAGGAAGGTTCGAACCCAGTGGGAGTCTGGGGAAATACCCAAAAAGACATATAGGTCAAACTCAAAGGTATGCAAGGGGTGCCCACTAGCAAACACATGTTTGTCAGCAGACAAGGGCACGATAAAGATAGATCCATTGGAGTACCTTGAATGAAGTTCTGTGACTGGTGTTCATCAGAATTCCAGCCCAACGTTAGTTATCAGATTTACTGCTCCCCAGAGTGCAGAAAGTTTGCAACAAAAGAAAAGGTCAACGCAAGATACAGGGCCAAGAAAAGATTAAGTCAAGGCAAAAAACAAAAGCGCTGCTCTGGAGGATGCGGAACAATTATAAGCATTTATAGCAAATCTAAGTTTTGCAATTCATGCGTAGTGAGCAGTAAGCAAGTTGTGAACGCACTCAAAGAACTCAGGGGGATAATAGATTATGAAAAATTTGACAAGTAGACCTGATAGTTTGTGCTCTATTGATGCCAGCACTAACAGCCTTGCTTTTGCATATTTTGAAAATAATCAATTAATTAAATATGGAAAAATAAAATATTTTGGTAATGACATATATGAAAAAATCATAGACGTTTCGCATAAAACAAAAAGTTTTTTTGATAATTTTAATTATTTAGACCATGTAGTAATAGAGCAGGTTGTATATTTAAACTCACCCAAGACTGCGGCAAACCTTGCAATGAGCCACGGGGCTATCTGCTCTTCCCTGGGTGCTTCTGGGGCTAAAAAAATAAAAAGCGTAAGCCCTATGCAATGGCAGAACGCCATTGGCAACAAAAGACTAACCGCAGAAGAAAAACAAAAAATTCGCTCATCTGTTCTTGGGAAAAGTGAGTCTTGGTACAAGTCACAAGAAAGATTATATAGAAAACAAAAAACAATTAAATTTGTTAATGAGAAATACAACTTAAAAATTAATGATGATGACGTAGCCGATGCCATTGCGATAGGCGTTTTTAGTCTAGAAAATTGGAATAAAATATTTTCACAGTAAGGAGAGTTATATGCCCAGAGGCGGGTCTTTGCACCACTCAGAAGCATTTTTAAGAAAAAGAATACACCTTGATAAAAAAACCCCAGAAGAGGTTGCAAAAGAATGCAACGTTAGTATACAATTAATATACCGTCAAATGAAAAAGTTTGGTATAAAATGAAAAGGTATCTGGTCATTGGTCTTGAATCAACTTGTACCAGAATTGTTGCTCGTCTAATGGCCTTAAATCTTGGACTAATAAATATCATAGATGATTGGGATGGAGAAGATGTAATAAAGTCCGATAAATATTCTGTAACACATAGGAGTATTCCTCATGGATCACGACTAGAAAAAAGAATATTCCCATCATTGAAAGATACACTAGACTTTGATGTTGTTATTGTTACTTCAAGAGATATAAATTGTTCTTTGCAATCTAAGATAAGAGCACATCAGCCATATACGGACATAGCAATACAAGAAAATGATATTGCAATTAAAAACCTAAAAGAAATATTGACCAATAAAAATGCAATTGTTTTTTCATATGAGTCTGCAAATCTTTTTCAAGATGCATATATCAATCAATTTTTAAAAAGTATTGACATTGAGACTCCAATTGCGATAGAATTTGAAAACATAAATGAAAAATACTTTACAGGAAAAAAAGATGAATGATCAAGTAAACCATCCAATTCATTACACTTCTCATCCCAGCGGGATAGAAACTATTCAAATAACAGAGCACATGGGATTTTGCTTAGGCAACGCCATCAAGTATATTATGAGATCGGAATTAAAAGGAAAGCAAATAGAGGATCTTAAAAAGGCAGTCTGGTATCTTAATAGAGAGATTGAAAGATTGGAGAAACAAAATGGGACGTAGGGAAAAGCACAAGAGTGTGAATCATAACGAACATCTTTTCGTTACTTCTGATAACTATCAAATTCCAGATTCAAACAGGGTGATTGAAAGCGGAGAAGTAATTAAAATTAGTGGTGAGCATGGGACTAAGTTTAAGTTTAGGGCCCATGTGACTAAAATTGATTCTGGGATAGAGTGGATCGACTGCTATGAGTTAGAGCGGGGTGTGCCATCAAAGCATAGATCCTTTAATCCAGATAGAATAAGAGCAATGCCAAAAAATAAGAATAGGATATAATTGACTAATTATGGGACAAGTTGTAGAGCATTTAGAAGAAGTCAACGCGGTAGCCTCTTACTATATAAAGGGGCTTAATGAATCAGAGATATCCAAGGAACTGGATATACCTAGGGCAAGAGTCTCCTCCCTTCTAAGGGAGTGGAAGACGATGGCCTCCAACTCTGAAGCGGTAAGGTCTAGGGCAAGAGAAGCCCTCTCCGCTGCCGACACCCACTACTCTGGGTTAGTGAAGCAGGCATATGAAGTGATTGATGAAGCGAATCAAAATGGTGCCCTTTCTGTAAAAAATCAAGCAATTAAACTCATCCTTGACATTGAGTCAAAAAGAATAGAAATGCTTCAAAAGGCGGGGCTTCTGGAAAACAAAGAACTTTCTGATCAACTTATAGAAACAGAAAAGAAGCAAGCCCTGTTGATGAAAATTCTCACAGAGGTATCCTCTACATGCAAGGCATGTAAGCCACAGGTTCTTAAAAGACTTTCAGAGGCATCGGGCGATGATGGAGAGGCTATTGTGATATATGAGTCTTGATTTTAAAGATTTTCTTTCTGCCTTAGATGATGATCCATTTGAAGAGATTCCTGTAGACCTAGACACCTTCCTTCATGATCCCCAGTATTTAGATCAGCCCCCATTATCTCAAATACAAAGAGACCTTGTTGAGGTGATGAGCCAGATATTTAGAGAAGAAGATTTAATGAGGTTTATGGGGGAAAAGGAAGGACGAAGACACTATAAGAAATACACTAAGTCTGAGGTAATCATGCAGTTGGGCAAGGGGTCGGGCAAGGATCACACTTCCACCATAGGTTGCGCTTACCTGGTTTATAAACTCATGTGCCTTAAAGATCCTGCTAGATACTTCGGAAAACCACCTGGAGACTCTATTGATATTATCAATATTGCCATCAATGCCCAGCAAGCAAAAACAGTTTTCTTTAAAAACTTTAAGACAAAGATACAAAGAAGCCCTTGGTTTGCAGGGAAGTATGATGCCAAGGCAGACTATGTAGAGTTTGATAAAACGATAACTGTTTATTCTGGCCACTCAGAAAGAGAAAGTCACGAGGGCTTGAACCTAATACTAGCCATCCTTGATGAGATCTCTGGTTTTGCTCAAGACTCCAACAGTGGAAATGAAAATGCCAAAACAGGTGACGGTATATACAAGGCGTTCAGGGCGTCTGTAGACTCTAGGTTTCCAGATTACGGAAAGGTCGTGTTACTTTCATTTCCCAGATTTCCAGGGGATTTTATTTCTAAAAGATATGATGCGGTGGTGTCAGAAAAAGAGGTAGAGGTAAAAAAGCATACCTTTATTATTAACCCAGACCTACCTGACAACATTGAGGAGAATAAGTTTGACATAGAGTGGGAAGAGGAACACATCTTGTCGTATAAATTCCCTGGTGTTTATGCAATTAAAAGACCAACATGGGAGGTTAACCCCACAAGAAGTGTAAACGACTTCAAGGTTTCTTTTATTACTGATTATGCAAATGCAATGCAGAGATTTGCTTGCGTCCCCTCATATGTTTCCGATGCATTCTTTAAACAAAAGGATAAGTTGGAAAGGTCTATGAGCAAAAGAAATCCGATAGATTCATTTAAAAGAATAGAGCCTTCCTTTCAACCAGAGGAGGGGGTTCGATACTTCCTTCATGCTGACCTTGCTCAAAAGCATGATAAGTGTGCTATTGCCATTGCTCATGTTGATAAATGGGTAAGCGTTCAAACATTTAACGACTATACCCAGATACATCCTTTTGTAATAGTGGATGCCGTTGTTTGGTGGGAACCCAAAAAGGAAGGTCCAGTAGACCTTTCAGAGGTGAAGAGGTGGATAATTGATTTTAGAAGAGAGGGGTATCAGATTGGACTCGTAACCTTTGATAGATGGCAGTCGTTTGATATTCAACAGGAGTTAAAGTCAGTTGGAATAAAAGCAGAAACTCTTTCTGTTGCTAAAAAGCATTATGAAGATTTGGCAATGTTAGTTTATGAAAACAGGGTGGTCATGCCACATATTGATATTCTTCTAAGTGAGATGAGTGAACTTCGTATCATATCTGATAAGAAAGTTGACCATCCAAGAAAAGGCAGTAAGGACTTATCTGATGCTGTAACAGGTGCGGTGTACAATGCTATTGCTCATACCCCCCGTAATTTAAATCAAGAAATAGAGGTTCACGATTGGCAGTCTTTGACAAGTAAGCAGAATAAAGAAAAAACTCTAAACGATACCTATCAGCCCCCGCCAATGAGCAGCGAAGTTGAAGACTATCTAGATTCGTTTAACACACTGTAAAGGAGAACAACAATGATTTTCGTTACTATATTTTTATTTATTTCACTATTGGTTTTTGTTTTGAACTTTATTTATAACCTTATCGCCCTAAGTCAGAGGACTTATAATGGCAGCAAGGTTATTGCCCTATCGTTATTTTTCTCATTAATTTTAATATCGTTTAACATTATTTCGATAGTGCTTGTCTTTACTACATGAATTATTTTAATCGTCACATGATATACTAAAAAATATGAAAGATATGCTGGATAAGCCATCATGGAAGATGAGAAGGAGAGCGGTATTTTTTACATTGCTCTTCTCCTCTGCCCTTATAGGATATGTTGCCTATAGGTGGGAATCCACATCGCTGGCTGAAAATTTAATCATAGGGGCATTTGGACTTATGGGTGCCACGATAGCAACATATATAGGTGGGTCTGCCTATGAAGATGTGAGAACCTACAAGACTGATTCTGAGTTTAACACTTACTCAGGTTCTTACGAATATAAAAACACAGAACACTATTACTCAGAGGAGGGTATGAATTAATGATTTTTACTAAGAAGTTTTGGATTGAAGCATCAGAAAGAGCAGTCAAAACATTTGCACAATTTGTCCTAGCGTTGCAATCGGGTGAGGCATTGAATATTCTTACTGTTGACTGGAATCAAACATTGGGCGTAGCCCTTGGTGGCGCTCTATTCTCTTACGCTACATCAATTGTTTCAGCGGGAATTAATAAAAAAGGAACTCCCAGTCTAGTAGATGAAGAGGGCTAACGCTATGTCTAAAGAAGAAGAACTAGGTCTAGAAGACCTTGCAGACATTGAAGTTTCTGAGCCACCCAAGGGATGGCTTCCCTTAGAAAGCCAGGAAGATTTAGACCCTAGAGATGAGGACGATGATGCAGATGGCTAACAATCGACCAAGTGCAAGCGAAATCCGTCAATCATTTATTGATCATGGTGTTGATGCAAGATACTGGGAAGACTGGGCATCTTCTGGAAAGTCTTGGGGATGGGAAGGCGGAGGACTTAATGGTGTTGTTCTTCACCACACAGCCACCGCCTCGGCGGTTGACGGAAATGGTGCCCCAACCTTATACTGGGCAGTAAACGCATATGCTCCAATGAAAGTTGCTAATCAACTAGTAGGCAAAGACCCAGGAACCAACTGGATTCTTTCTGGAAATGGAACTTATCACTCAGGAATGGGAGGACCTTGGTCTGACATGGGCCTTGGGGTAGGAAACGTTCTACATTGGAGAGCCTGGGGTATTGAAATTGATGATCCTGGTAGGTCAAAAACTATCAATAGTTATCAAATAGAGCAGGTCGGCAGAACCGTGGCTGCCCTGTGGGATCTTTGTGGGTGGCCAGAGGATGGCTCTACCATTATTACTCACGGAGATTGGACAGATTCTGGACCGTATCTTAACGAATCAAGTTATGGTCCTCACAGAAACAGGAAGAATGACACCTTGCGTCAATTTTATAGTCAAGAGTTTTGGAGAAAAGAAGCCCAAAAGTATCGCGTTGGTCAGGAGTTGTGGGATGGAACTGTTCCTAGAATACAGGCAGTTAAAAACGCTCAAGAAGAAAACTCTGCCAACAAAGCGACATGGCGGGTGGCATGTCGATTATACGACTTAGGCATAAGAGGGAAACTCCCCGCACCGCAGGGAAGGCAGAAATATCCCAAGAACGCCGTTGCTGATTTCCAAAGATCCCTAGGATGGGAAGATCCTCATGGTGAATTTAGCCCCAACACTCAAAAAAAGATGTTTGGGAAGGTAAAGAAGTAGTAAGGGGTGATGAAAAGATGAATAAAAAAATTAGTGTTGGAAGCATGGTCTCTTGGAATTCAAGTGGCGGTAAGGCAGACGGTAAGGTAAAAAGAATAGTAGATAGTGGAAGTGTCAATGTTCCAAACTCTTCCTTTACCCTTAATGCTACCCCCGACAATCCAGCAGTACTTATCACCCTTTATCAAGAAGGCAGGCCCACAGATACTGTTGTCGGCCACAGGATGAACTCCCTGTCTGCTAAAAAAAGCAGTTGGGGTGGATCATTTAACCCAAGAATTTTTGGTGATAAATAATGGCAGATACCTATCGTCCAACCGCTGGAATGCAAAGTGCCGCAAAGAGGGCGCTAAAATGGAAGGAAGACGGTAAAGATAAAGGCGCTGGTACTTCGGTGGGGTGGACTAGGGCCAATCAATTGGCCAACAGAGAAAGTCTTTCTTTGGATACCGTTAAAAGAATGTATTCTTACTTCTCTAGACACGAGGTTGACAAGAAAGGTAAGGGATTTTTTTCTGGACCAGACTTCCCATCTAAGGGTAGAGTTATGTGGAACGCTTGGGGTGGGGATAGCGGATTTTCCTGGTCGAAGAGGATAGTAGAAAGAGAAAGTTCCAATAAAGTCTGGCAGGGGTCGGCTTTTAATTTTAACAAATCAAACAATTAAGGAGTTTTTGTGTGGTTTCTTTTAGCAACAGTTCCCTGGGTTATCCTTTCTGTTGTGGCCCTTAAACTTCTCCTAAGATCAAACTCGTATCTAGAAGAATACGATGACGAGGGAATAGGTTTGACTGAGGCAGTAGCAGATAGTATAATTACAGTTGCGGTATACGAAGATAAGGCTTACTGGGTTCATGAAAATATTTTTTATGAAGCAGACCTATTGGTTGAGCCTGATTTAGATACAGCGCGACCACTAGATACAATGTCGCTATCTACGGCAAAAGTTGTAGAGTTAATGGAGATTCTAGACGAACTAGAAGATCACGAAAGGGATTAGTAATGCATGTTGCTGTTCAAGGAACAACCGACTTTTCTAATTATGATGTGTTTATGAGATCAATGGGTGTAGCCCTTTCTTCTTTTGAAGGAAATGAGTTTAATGTATACAGCCTAGGTCCTAAAAAAGTAAATCAGTTTACGGCTGAGTTCTGCAACCTGTCTGAGAATGGACTCAAGGCTAGGGGAATTGGCATTAATTTTTTCAATGTCGCTCCATCATTTTTTGTAGAAAACGTAAGCCTGTTTGATTATTTTATATTTCTTTCTAATCCAGACCATAGGGGGGCGTCTAAGTTAGCGAACTTTGCTGAAAGTAGTGGCGTTCCTATGGATATATTTAGATATTAGGCTGTACTGATGATGTCAAAAAAAGATAAATCGTATCTAAGTTTTGCTAGATATTGTGCAACAAAGTCTAACTCAAGAAAAACTCATGGGGCGGTGATTGTTAAGGGTGGAAGAGTTCTAGGAACTGGATTTAATAAGGATAGAAACGACCCAAGCGTTGTTTCACCAGAGCACATTAAGGAGCACTGCTCCTTCCACGCAGAAGAGGTGGCTATAAAGGAGGCAGGACAAGATAATTTAAGAAATGCTGTAATATATGTGGCAAGAATAAATCGTCAGGGATTAGACAGAGACAGCAAGCCTTGTTCCCGCTGTAATGCTTTGATAAAGCGAGTTGGAATAAAGCGAGTTATCTTTACCGCTGAAATTGGAGAAATAAATGTTAGTTAATAGTTTGTTAGAAATGGAAAAGATAGTAGACTCCAGAGAAGATCTAGATTGGCATGGGTGGGATGTCGTAAGATATTTTAATAACGGGTCGATTATGTCAAAAGACTCTGTTTTCATTAACAATAAATGGCTTAAGAGAAAGATCTATCCAGTAAAGGAAGACGGATGGAACGTTCCTGATTCTTTTGGGGGCAGCCTTGCGTAACTGGAAGGATGAAGCAAAATGCTTGGACATGGACACTAACTTATTTTTTGACAAGTATGAAGAAGACCCACACCTTGCTGGATCAGTAGACAACATATGCAAAAGGTGCCCCGTAAATAAACAATGTTTTGCATGGGGAATATCTAACAAAGAGTGGGGGGTATGGGGAGGGGTCTACCTCAAAGAAGGAAAGATTGATAAGGAGTTCAACGCCCACAAGGAAAAGGGAGACTGGTTTGATATTTGGGAGTCTTTGACGATGGAGACACAGTGAAGTACACCCCAGACGTGTCCGCCGCCATTAAGTCTATCCCCATGCCAGTGGAGATCCCAGTTGATATCGTTGACTACGGAGAGTATCTGGGGATACGATTTTATGAAAGTGACTGGTCGCATCTTTCTGAAAGCGAGAGGTCTAA